TTGATCGCTCTCGGCATTGGACTTACGTATAAGGCTCAGCTCCTTTTCGGTCATCGCATACAGCGAAACGAAATCAAACACGACATCGTCGTCAATCTCTCCAAACTCAGAAAGTTGAATAATTTTTACAACTGTTTCTAAGTTCCTCCTAAACAACACTTCCTGCTGATCTGACACGTAGTCATAGAAAATCCTAATTTCACTGTCGCTTGACGCATTCAAGCCGGTCGGCGTGATGCCCAGGAGTATCGACAAGGGCGTTTTGGCCACAGCCGCCATGTGCTCCTGCGCCTGCGCCTGGAGTTTATCTAACCCAGACAGAGGGGTGTTGATCTGACTAAGTTGTTCGCCGCTTTGCCCCATCCCCGAATCGAGCAGGAAAATGCCCTGATTGTCACGAGTCTGAGTGAATAACCGAATACGGTTCAACAGCTCATCCCCGCCGGTGGCAATGAGCCCAGAGAGGTCCGTGGACAAAGACGTTGTCGAGAAATTGCGGAGTAGTTTGCCTACAGATTCGCGAGTGTTGAGCCAATAGTCAACATACGGCTGAGCTAGTTGGGAAAGACTTATACCAGAAAAGTTGTAAACCGGCTTCAGCAGATCAGGCAAAGGGCGAGACTCAAACAGCAATAACCGTGAAGAATGCACTTCTTGCCCGTAGACGAACCAAGAAGACGGCTTGTAATAATCCGGTTGCAGAGGGCGAGAGGCGTTGTATTGCGCTGGATAAGTGGTGATCGGCTCAATGATCTTGAAGCATTTGAGCGAGCCCTTTTTGATCTTTGCCGGAGACAAAATCAACGGCGTCGCTAGTTCCGAACCCTCGGTGTCTCCCAAATTGACGAAGAGCTGTGAGCGGCCAAAGAAGCCGTCATACACAGCGCACTGCCTAAACAGATCGCGAACGTGGTGTTTGCGCAAGCAGGCTTCAATTGCCTGAATCTTTTCGCTCTGGTCTTTGTTACCCACAGATCTAAACTTGACCCACTTGCGAACCATCTCAGAAGCCGAGCGCTCAGAAATGTCCCGATACTCCGAGATCTGCGCAAGCTCAGTTAAGAAAGGGAAACCGGGGAACCCTAGCAAACTGAAGAATTGTGCATTGCTGCCCTGCATATTGGTGATCGTAGCATCCATTGCAAGCGTTGCGCCCTTGACATGCGAAGCCGGTGCGACACCCACTGGTGGGACATACGCAGCTATTTTAAACTGGATGGGCTCAGGCTTGCCGCTATCCAAGCTAGCTAAGTGGTCAGCGATTGCACCATAGATCCGCTGTGACTGAGCGAACCGCATCTCAGCGAGATCTTGCTCAATGGACCTCGCTGCCCTATGGGCTGTCTGCCGTCCACTCAGTTTGTCCCAAAATCGTTTCAGCATATGCCCTCAACCCACAATTTTACGGCAGATGGTTACGCCGCGCCGCCCCGGGACACTGGCAACAGAGCACTGCAAATCAGGATCAACGCACTCGCGGTGGTGATCGTCAACCGAATTAGATAAACTGAACCATCGTGCCCGCCCTGCACGCGGGTTGAAACGATTGTCCCGGATACACTGGGTAATCCCAAGATCATGCTCGCATCCACAGTGCCTGCACCATATAGCTCACTATCGAACAAGCACGAATCAATGACCTCCGAACCCAGAAGTTCCGCCACATCAAATGAGATGACGTTGATTTCGTCTGGATCTTTGGGACCAAATGATTGAAATCGCTGACATGTGGGCATCTATGACCTCAAAACCGCAACAGACTGTCTCTGAATTTGATTGTGACCCGCCTAATTGTTGACACTACAATCTCAGCAACACGGTTTCGTATCGTTATTTTCCTGACACGAACCAAGACTTTGATCAAATAGTCCAGATCTACGAGCAACGGAATGCGTTTTCCGGAGCCATTGATAGCAGATCTGTTGACATTTCGACCGTTTAATGTCATTAGTTACCAAACACTTCGGCGTTGAGTTCGGGAACAGAATACGGCATTGGTCCGCAAGATGAAAAATCATACAGCGCTGAATCGAAATCTTCAGTCACTTGCGCCTTGCGAGGATAATACAGACCATTCCAAATTGAGCTGATCCACATCATCACAGCTAGGCATTTTGGCTTCTGTTGTATGACACCTAGCGTTACAACTCCATACGCCGCACCAGAGATCCAAGTCTCCTGGTATTTAGTCGCGGCTTCCCAAAGGGCCGCGATATTATCGTCTTTTTGTTTCGACAGGGCCGCTGCGAACTCTGCATCACTAATGTCCGGATTACGGACCTTCCCGGAACCATCATCGATCCAGAGAGGCTTGAGATAGCCATCGATCACCACGTGAGAATCTCCTGTGCTGAGATAAACGTTCCGAGTCCGGTGGAGCTGACATACAAACCTGAACCCGTATTATAATAGACATACATCTCAACAGTTGCGTTTAGTGCTAGATTGGGAGTCAATCGCACCGTCACTTGCTCCCAGTTGCTCGCCGTTTTGTTAGAGTACATCGTCTCCGTGTTTGCTCCGGATAACATTGGAACTAACGCGACATCGCTAGCGCTGGTGTCACCACGACCCAGCACGCAGCTCATATAAAGACTATACATGCCCGGGCGAGCGATAACTATTTTACCGTTAGCGGTATCGCCCATGGCGGCGTAATTGCTGCGAGTGCTATCGTAAGTCCCACAAGAGACTTTAGTCGCGACGTTGACGGTGACAGCGGCGGTATCTGCGCCGAGCTGTAGATGACAAACCTGAGGGATTGATTTGCCAGCGACTTTAAACACATTGGAGCCATCACTGTATAGGATGGCCGACTCTCCTGCCCACATAATACGGGTAGCTGCACCGTCAATTGTCTCCCCTCCGTTGGCTGTGACGGTCAGCAATTTGGTCATTGCCGTAGAGATTCGAATGCCGATAAATTTGCCGGTCCAGGTTGCAGCCGCTGGCAACGTCAACGCGTAGTTCGCCGTCGTGCCTGAGCACACATGCATCTTGGCGGCTGTCGCAGTCGTCGCAGATCCAACCGCAACCTCAGCATTGACAAGCGCTTGGAACATGTCGGACGCCCCAAGCGTTTGCCCCGCAACGGGCAGAACATACGTCTGGTCCCCACTCAGTGTGGGCACGGCAAACAAGGCTCGCCCAGCACCATCGGAGGGTAGAATTAAACTAGTCGTATTCGCCATTATATCACCGCCACGATTCCACCTTTTTTGATTTCGAGGACCCGGTTGTTAGTTATCAGAGGCCGAGCGATGACGTAATTCTGCCCATTGACAACAGTCACGTCCGTTTGCAACGTGCTCCAAATAATTGACACGCTAGTTGGCCAGGTGTCACGTGGCCATAGCACGCCGGATGATGGGCGAGTAACCGCGGTTGTCGTCACCAACGCGTCCTGGACTTGTTTGGCGGTAGGTCGTGTGAACGCGGTCACCGGCGCATCGGATGAACACAGGTACGCCATCAATCATACCTCATCATTGCGTAGTTTGTTCCACCGAACCCGACAGCGATCACTGCATTGGAATTGACCGGAGTAACAAATGTGCGAGTCACGCCATCAAAGCAAACCACGCTGTAAGAACTGTTGAACGCGGCGTCGCCAGAAATAAAGCTCAAAAAATTCAAACTTGGCGAGGTCTCACCAGGACGCCAACCGCGAACCGGATAGAAATTCGTGTCAGGCGCCAACGCTCCTGTTCCCGACGGCGGCGTGCTAGTGTTCCAATTCGCGTACTGCGTGGTGGTCACTCCAAACGTGCCGAACTGCGAAATCTTGGTGGCTCCCGTGCCATTCAAGAACAGACACAACACGCCGGTCCCGGTTTCAGTCCCTGCGTAGTTTCTGGAGCGTTCAATGCCGACACCGATCAAATATGTGGCACCGGCAAAATTGTCCCAAGTCACAAAAGACAACCGATTGGTGTCACCCGAAACTCTCGAAACGTATGCGGTGGTAGATGAACTGGCTGTGCCTATCTGAGTGGCCGCTATTACGGTTCCAGTAATCGTTCCGGCACCGTTTGTACCAGTTCCCACTGTAATCCAGATCGCCGGGTTGTTTGTCGAGCTAGCAGAGCCATAGTCAATACGAATGAACACCGGGTATGTTGCGGACAAAGTATCCGTGAACTTGTAAATTTCGTAACCTGCTTTAGTGTTTATAGCGGCTGGCGCGGTCGCTGTTGTCCAGTTAACCTGGCCGGTGTCGGTTGTCTTAGTCACACCTACGGCCTGAATTGCAGTTGACAAGGCGCCACCCCAGCCTCTAAAGTAGGCATCGGAGCTATTGGACGGAGCGACTGTGAAAGTGGAAGTAGCCAAGATCAAGCCTCCAGACCAAGGTAAGTTACAGTCAACGTTATCGCCCGGCTCACAGCGTCTAAATTTTGCACTGACACATAGGCAGTATTTGCCGTTGGTGAATCCATGTTCGCGAACAACTTGACCGGCACGATTGTTAACGACAGCGCAGAATTTGTTGCAGCATCCATATACAATGCAATATTTGCAGCTGGGTCAGTATTGATCAATCGGCTGTTATCGCTCGTCCTAGCTGCGTCCGTGCCATAGATTCTAATCCAAGCCGGGTAATCCGTCGCGATTTTAATGATCCCGCTGAGTTTATTGAGAGTCAACGTGAATGTTTCGGTCGCATTGGCGGCCAATAACGCTGTTGTGTGGGCCGCCTCCGCTCGGGTGTTCAATGCCCCACCGGAGCCAGGGGAAGCCGACGTAATTATGCCGTCTTTGATTGTCATTGCGCTGGGCGCGCCGGTTAATGTGACTGTGGCGCCAGCCGTGCCGTCGGACGAACGATACTTCCCACAGAAGTAATCTGAGGTTCCGATTCCTCCGACCACATAAACCGCGCCATTGGTCGGTGTCGTCGCTGCTGTGGTAGAATCCACTTGGAGCGCACGCCCTGTTGTCGCAGTCAGTTCGACCCGCGCATTAGCGGCGTCTACGAAGAGGAGCTGATTCGCTTTGCCATCGTAAACTCGGAAATCACGGAACTGTGTGACCCCATTGTTGTAACCATGATAGTTAACAGCGATGAACGTCGCACCGTTGTATTCTTCACTATTAAGGATGTTGCCACGGAAGGTGACGCCTTTAGTGTCGCCGCCCAGGATTTGAACAACGCCATTAAAGACTTCCGTGCCGGTGAAAGTCTGACCTGCGTCAGTCCTGGCCAGAGTTGCACTAGTCGCCGGCAGTGTATAGGTCTGCCCAGCGGTTGTTATGATCTGGGATATGACGCCGGCTTGCGCCGAAGTCATATAGCCAGGCACGGATGCTGTTGCAGCTGCGATTGTAAGCGGATCTGTGAGAACACCTGATCCAGTCAGAGGACTCGCAACTGCGACACTAGACAGAAAATTACCAGACGGCGATCCAAATTGAGAGTATCGCGTGCCATTTACAACATTTACCGCCTCGATCGTCCAATTACCACCCGTGTATTGAATCGTCAACCGTGCAAAAATCACATGCTCAGGCACCTCACTGGCAAATGTGCCTAGGTTTAACTCACTTGGCGATCGCAATAGCTCGGTGGCTCGTGCGGTAGCCAGGTTGGCAGGGGAAGTGCTCTGAGCCTGAGTGATCCATTGAGGTTGTATCCACAGGAACCTGTATTTCTGACTCGTTGCGCTGGCCGTTGCTGGGATGCCCATGAGCCAAACTGTGCCCACAGAGTTGGCGGGCATCAGCGTTTGAGCCCAGTTGGGGCTTGAAAAGCTATTGTAATATGGATTGCTACCTGACACTGGAACGATTTCAGCCGCGTCAACCGCATACGTGGATGTGCCAGTGGAGGCTAAGTATATCTGCGTATATGGGCCATTGTCAGCTAAAGCTGGGAGTGTAGTTGTGTTATCCTCATCCTGGATCACAGTCTGGGTCACAGATGGCCTACGCTCAGTAGCCGTCGTCGACGCAAGAGTGTAACCCCCAACCGCTCCACCGGACTCGCGATAGGTCCCTACCGTGTCGTGAAACTCCTCATGGACCTGCCACTGCATGACACCGTGACATTCTCGCATAGCATATTTGTCAGACGCCCCGAAATTCACGATAGCGATCAGCAGTTTATCGAAGCCTGGGAACGAATCTGTCGCCCACAGGAAATTGGCTCCGTCGTAGTAGAGCCAATAGACATGCCCGGTCGTATTAGTGTGGGCACTGCTCACCCACCCAGACGTGAGCGAGCTTACCAGTGTATTACGCCAATATGCCGTTGCTGTCCCGGTGAGTTGTATCGTCCGAGCAGTTGGGTCATAGTTGAGCACAACTGCGCCTGGATCAGCAAAACCAGTCACTTCTTTGGTGATCGCAGACATATCCGGAGCAGCACCTGTAATGCTGGCGACTGGATGGCAATCAACAGCATCACGCCCTGTTAAATCGTTGTGAACGAGAACCGGCGCGGACCCCAAATTCTGTGTAAATGCTGAATCAATCTGAGTAGCTGTTGAGGCGTTCTTTTGAACGATGATCCGACCACAGTATATCGCTAACGGACTCACGAATGGCGGTGCTGGTGGTGTAGGCGCCGATTGGGCATCCAGGAGTTTGTAATCCCCCCTCCCGAGGACAATCCAAACCGTCTTAGTTGTCGCAGATACCAACCGCCAGATGTGGTTGACTGCGTATTTATTCGTGCTCAGTATAACGAGGCCTGTCGCATCGTTGTACTGAGTGTTGTTGTATGTTGTGACCGCGCTGGTGTGCCATACTAAGCTAGCGTCCTGATACGCCAGCCACACTGTATCGCTTCCACTCGCAACTGCTCCGAGGTCATAATATTTGATTGGGTCCCAAACTCGTCCAGCCGACAGGGCGAATGTATTGGAGCCTGTGTCAGAAATAGCCAGGCCACCTACCGACCGTGAACGTTGGTATCTGGCGTCAACATCGAATCGACGGTTGAGGGCTTTTTCGGTGAGCCCAATGCCAGTTTGATCCCAATCCGTTATATTCAGTGCGAGCCCATTGCGCTCAATCGTGTATACTACTGTGCGATCCATCAAATAATGACTGTTAATCAAGTCACGATTTGCAGTGCTAGCGTATATTGGGGCCCCACTATTGTAATCGACATATATAAAGTTGGTCGTTAAGTCAGTTAGAGAAAACGTTCCACCAGTCAGGGGGTAGCTCTTCAGTGGCGTAACTGACCCAGAAGAACTGTACAGATTTACAACACCATTATTGTTTAGTGTGACTGTGCCATTACCGTTATCGGTTATGCCTGGAAGCACTACGACACCGGCACTGTATGAGCCGGCGACCTTGGTGAACGTATCCGCGCCGGTTTGATATACGAGCCCCGTAACCGTGTCTAACCCAGCTAACGCCGTTAACGTCGCATCCAATGGTTGGGATGGTCCATCGGATAAATCGCTAGATGCGAGCTGGGCTTCCTGGAAGCCCGGCCCGCTTGGGTATCGAATTAGAGGCTTTTTAGCCGTCATGCCACCGCCTCCATTGGTGCTGCTGAATTAAGCCAAGACAATACCAGCTTCGGGCTTAAAGCAGGAACTCACTGCAGCGCCAACGCTGTCGACCTCTCCAACCTGCTGATCCAATTTACCAGTGCCAGATGCCAGGCGAGTAAGCGTAGCAGCGCCAGAGGTTCCAAGGTAGAGGGGTTTCCCGATGTCGGCGGCTACAAACGATCCAACCGGGATCAGATTGTTAGTCTGGCTGGGGAGATATACTGTCACCGTCTGACCAACAGAATAGCCAGCCAGCACAAAGCCGTGGGCCGGCTTGGTTGCATCGCTGTTGTCGGCGGGTTGAACTGTTTTGGTCCCGCCATTGTTGTAAAAATTGACGTACATTCCTGCCGTCAAAGAAGTGGCTCCGCAGACACCGGATGCGTCAACCTCAGGGCCAATGCCAACGGGCATCATGTTGATATTCAACAAACCCGTGGTAGGATCGAGGGCCGGGATTTTACCTTCGTTCCCAGCGCCTCCCGAGGTGCTAGCTGTGTTTTCTGCCAAGCCTGAACCAGAGGGATTGCGTTGAAGAAATTTCTGCGCAGCGGTCATAGGATCTCCTTATGCCAATTGAATTGCATAATCAGGTTGAAATGCAAACGTTGTTGATGTCAAGACGCGGGCCACCTGCAAGCTCCAAACGTCCCCAGCTTCGCTTGACGGTATTATTGCCGTGAGCCGACCATCTTGTCCTAGAAATGCCGTGCCCACAAAGTTGAACGCAAGAGGCGTTTCGAATACGGGCCCGTCAGTCATTGCGCATAGAACTGTGTCGCCGGCGTGTCCCGAGGAAAGAATGATGCCGTTTACGGTCGGGTCCGCGCTCAATGAAGTGACCTGTTGGGCTATACCGTTCTGCAACTGAAACGGTTGGTTTGTCGCAAAGCTGTCACCCAACAAAACCTGCGAGTATTGTTTCAGTGCGAGCTCATTAAAGAACCCAGCTGTCTCTCGAATCTCTACAACAGACCCAGCCGGCCAAGCCCTGGCGACGGTTCCCTCCTGAGCGCGCTGAATAGATAGGACCCCGGACGCGTTAGCTGAGCAGGTGCAGATCTCCCACTTGGTTTCGGCTGCGTCGCTAAGGGTGAACTTGAAGAAGTCACCATTACTTGGGACGGGCCAGGCGCCAACGACATTTGCCAAAGTCAAGGTGTCGGTCGATACGTCAATTGCCGACGCCAATGCCGCTGAGCAATTGTTGCTAAACACTTGGAAACCCAATCGACCCCCGATCTTATCAAATTACTACCAGGTGCAGCCACTCGCAACTAACGTGCCAGCTTGTTTAGCAGGCTCTCGGTGATTTGCAGTTTTCGGCTTCCCGGGGTAGTCGCCTCCTCCATCGCCATGATAAATGAGTCGACGTCGTCATCGTGTTTGCCAGCCGGAAACACGGAGCAAGACTCGTAGAAATCAGCAACCCACGGCTCACCTTCCGGGAGATAACACAATCCCGATTCCTGGTTTGGGCTAATCAACCGTGCCCGCATGACTTTGTCAGAACTCGTTTTAGTTTCTTTGAATGGGATTCGAGTTTCGCGTCGTAATTCCTGGATGATCGATTTGCCTCCAGTAGCGCCACCGCCTTCAACCGTCACCCTGTGGGGACGCCACTTGTCATACAACAACTGTACTTGTCGTTTGGCTTCCGGATACTCACACTGAGCCGTCCAGATATCTAGGATGTAATACTTATTCTGCGCAATACCCAGTGTGCAACAGGCTGTATAGTCGTTCGATTGTTTGCCGCCTATCGCAATGTCCCACGATTGAAGCACTTGATTAATCCCGAGTGCATGCAGCTGCATACGTCGGCCTGAATCGTCCAGAGTATCCCATGGTTGGGGTGGTCGATACCATCGCCAATCCTCTCGCTTGAAAATTGCTCCTTCAGCCGGCGCGGGCCTTTGTTGATGTTGCCCGGCATATCCAGTCGCTCTTAACCGGCGTCTTTCCCCAGCCAAAACTGTTTCCGGAAACCGCTCCGGAAACATGAGCTCCCCCGAAAGTCGATTGTCTCGCCACCCCAAACTAGTGGGCAAAAAATCAGGATCGGTCTCTTTGGGAACCTCGAATTCCTGGCGTATCACGAGAGCGTCCCAATTACCAGGGTCTTTACTTAACACGTGGCCTGTCAGATCTTCTTCGTGGAGCCGCTGTTGTATTATGCAACGTTTTCCGGTTATCAGATTATTGAGACGGTTCGCAGCTGCATTGTCCCACCAGAAATTGATAGTGTCCCGTTTGACCTGCGACATTACCGACTGCGCGTCGTTCGGGTCGTCTACGAAAATATCATCAGAACGATCTCCAGTTATTTTACTTCCGGCAGTGGTGGATTTTCTAAATCCAGACGCTGAATTTTTATAATTCCCCTTGGCCCTCTGATCTTTCGCGAACGTCCATCTAGGTCTGAAGGTATTCTGATACCACTCAGAAGTTAGAATATCACGACACTTAATACTGTCTCGAATGGCAACCGATTCATTACCTGAAATGAACAGACCCCGCCAGGACGGGTTCCTTAGCCACATCCACGGAGGAACGCATACGCTAATAATCGTAGATTTCATTGAACCGGGTGGCACATTAACCAGTAAGTTGTTTTTACCCAGCCTACCTTCTAATAATGCTTGCACATGCTGGCATATGACTTCGATATGCCAATTCCAGATCAACGGTGTTGTTGGTTCAATGACGTGCCAACTTTGCTTGACAAACTCAGCCAAGGAGCGTTTAGCCAACTCGGCTTTAGCCCCCTGGATATGCGATAGTAATTTATCGTTATTCTCCCTCATCTTCAGCGTCTTCAACACTCGTGCGCTTTCGGCCACGAGCAACCAATGCTTCCAGTTTGGCGATCTCTTCTAGCTCGTCATCCGTGTATAAAGAATAGTCGATCTCGTCGGATTGGTTCTTGATCGTCACCTGGGCATCGTTGTTGAATGCTCGAATCTCAACATGCTTGCCGATGAGATCCAGAGCCTTGATTGAAATAGACGCGTCATGCTTCCAGACGTGACGACCCTGAGCATCGACAAGGGGTATCTCTTTACGCGTCTTGGGGTCACGTGTTGTAACTGGCTTACGGGCCATGGAACGATTGTAGACTTCGACAGCCTGCTTGAGCACCCAATTGCTGTCAATTCGTTCGACCGCATCGGCCTTCATGTCAAGTTTTTTGTTTGCTATCGCAGCCTTGACACGAGAATTCTTAAGCGTCCTTGGCCCAACCCGATTGGACCATTTATACCCAGCAACGTCTGCCGCCTTCGACGCGTTGCCATGCTTAATATATTCCTCGACAAAGATTTCCTCTTTGTCAGTCAGATTCGTCAACGGGTTGATTTTCTCTGGCATACGCAGCGCCTCCTGTGTTAGCTAAGGGACCGATCTCACAACTACAATATACGCCACAGTTCAAGCTGCGTCACGTCTGCTCCTGGAGTGTCGCCAGTCACACTGCTTAGCGAGCATTTCTTGCTTATCGCGCAATTTCTGCTCTTCAAGCTTGATCTCGTTCATCTCGTCTTTGAGTTCCTGGAAGATTTTCAAAAGCAGCTCACGAGTATCCTTGTTTCCCCGCCAGAGCTCAAGCAGGAACCATGCCATCATACTCAGAAGAAGTAACGACAGGCTTGAAATTATGGTTCCGGCGGCAATAGGCATTTTGGCACCAATAGAAAAAGACGGCTTTCGCCGTCAGTGAAGTTACTTGCGCATGTATTTTGGGAACCTTACCGAATCGAAGAATTGCTTTCCATCCTTACCCATCGACCAGGGATCGCTTACTTCTTTCTGTGCGGGCAAAATTTCTACCTCTGGGTCGCAGTGCAAAGATTGCTTGATCGCGTGTCGTTCTCTTGAGTGCCAAATCTGCTTGTCTTCTTTCTCAGATCGGCAAGTAGATTTGGCACAAATAGAGGTCTTGCGTCTGGACCTGCTCATTTCTTAACCAACTGTTGAACAGCAGCGGCGAGATCTTCGGACTTCTTCGCCGATCCCCGAGCAGAACCGAACTCGAAATTGACAACCGTTTGAGCATTGCTAGCCACATATCCAACTATCGTGCCCACAAGGGTAAACACAACAGCTGCTGTGCCAGGATCTGCAATCAAAAGCCCGCGTGTAAGAATCTTATAGCAAGCGAGAAGGACCAATGCCATCAAGACGAAAAACGTGCAGAGTATACACACTCCCATCCAGAAGGTGCCTTTGTTCTGAGCATTGGCCAACCGGGCATTCTGGGTGTCAGCAAGATAGGATTGTTCAACCTGAGCTTCGAGTTTTGCGATGTCAAGTTTCGCGGCTTCGAGGGAGAGTTTAAATTGGTTGTCCAGTTCTTTGAGCTTAACCAACGTTTCAGGGGGTAGCCCAGCTTCCACGACCTTCTGAACTTCTTCTGATGTACCATCCGGCTTGCCGAGCAACAGATCAGACAAAGCTTTGACAGCCGTGCCGGCGAGGGGCCCACCAAGGACCGTCCCCAGAATAGGGGCTACCGCCGAGATTGTTGTCTTCCAATCAAAGTTCATGCCATCACCTGGGGACTCTCGCTGCGCGTGCTAACCAACCCCGTAAAAATACAACCTGATCGGGTTGCTTTGCAACAATTGCTAGGTAGTGTTTTTTACAACCCTCGCACAGCATGTCGAGCATGCGGTCGCCAAAGGCGTTGATTGCGGACTCAGTAGCTGGCCCATAACGCCCGTCAATCGTGAGTTTGGTTCCAGCGAGCGCCATCTCACGTTGGGCAGTTTCTATCGCTTTGCCAGCTCGGAAATTAGGAACCATATCGAACAGTTTAGTTGCAACCCTCTGGTTGGTGATGCCGTCAAACCTCCAGAACTCGGTCTCGTAAATTTCGGCAACTTTGTCCATCGACATCGTCCTGAGTTCTTCGACGCTGTTGATCCCATAGTGCTGTGCCAGGTGCAGGGTGATACCGTGATTGGTTGGACCACCGGCGTCATGCGGGTTATCGCTGAAACCACCCTCGCTTAACAAAAGATATGGCAACGCCAAATCAAATTTCGCCATCGATGCCCCTTTCCGCGCAGTTATCGCAAACGAAGTTGCTGCATTTTTCATGCCCGATCACGAACCAATCTTCGCTGTATGGGTCGGCACATGCCGAGCGATTGCCACATACGCAATCCTGGCACAAGTTCAGGCCAGATTTGGTTTGGTAACGATAACCTTTGAGAGGTGTGTCATCATAGGTGGTTGGTAGGATGTATAGCATAGAGCGCCTCTCCTCAGGCTTCGGTTAGAACGTCCCAACACAAATCACGCCCAATGAATACAAGCAAGCGATCACACCTGACAAGCTCAGTGCGATAATTGCGAACTTGCACACAAGACCACGATTACGTTCAGCACGAATGTTCGCCTCAAGCGCGTGTCTATATTCAGCGTTCATCGGTGCCTCCTGAGATAATGATGGCTCATGTTGTTTGAGTGTCAATAGCAAAAATGAAAAAGGCGCCAAATAGCGCCTTTCCGGGGGAGGGGTCCGTAGTTAAAAACCAATGCCAATGTTGAGTTCGAAGATATTGAAGATCACGCACCGCTCGTCCAAGTCAAGCTGGAAACCTAACAAGGAGGTTTCAAAAGTCTCGCTGAGCACAAGACCGATATCAGCTTGAACGACGGTCTTGCTGTAAGCGATAGCGAAGAGGCTGAAACTTGTCATGGTGTTCATACTCGCTCCTTTTAGTTGTAGATCGCTTTACGAATGTCACGCATGATTTGCCCAGCGACAACTGGACTGTCGACATGCGAATAGATGACCTCTGAGATTGCGGATTCGATACGTTGATGTTCGGGCAGAATGGCAATGTCGCACACATTCGGCTCCCATCCAGAAAGTTCACCAGTTTCGTAATCCCTGCTGCAAAGAAGTTTAGAACACACGGGCCTTCCATGCGAATTGAAATGACGACAGTTATCGCAACCCTTTTCCACTATAATCACCTTTCATCCAAGCGGGCCAGGCTTTAACCTCTTCAGAGGTCTTCCTGACAAATTCCCACCAGTCTCTGTTTTCTGGCGCGCTTAAATCTGGGGTAACCGGCATCTAATCAAACCCCTCTCCGTGTCGATTCCAGGAATCCCGGACGATCGATTTGCGAACAATGTCGTCGTAATTAGGGTTCGTGTCAATAGGAATTTTTGGCTCATCGTCGACGACATACCAACCTTTGATCTCGTCCCATTCGAGCTTCGACATGTCACCTCCGGTTGTTCTTACAGTGTGGGCAATAAAGGCCAACTTTGTTGCAGAGGGCAGGTTTCCCACAGTGGGGGCATTTGATGATTCGTGATTCAGTCATGATTTGCGTTCCTCACGCATTGCGTCAAAAACGGCGCCCAGGCATTCAAGTGCCTTATCCCTATAGGCGGCTCCCTTCAAGAGCACACGATTGAGTTCAAGCGACGTGGCAAGCTGGGCAGCGCCATCGTCAGCAGTGATGAGCTGATCGAGTAACTGCTCTGCCACACGATCACACGCCAGTGCCTGCTTGTAGTATTCAGCCGACATTGCGATCAGCCGCTCAGCTGGTGTCATCGGTGCCGGCTCAGCTGGTGTCATCGGTGCCGGCTCAGCTGGTGTCATCGGTGCCGGCTCAGCTGGTGTCATCGGTGCCGGCGCGGCTGAGACGATGGCGGGGGCGCTGAGGAGACATAGGTTGACGTGGTTAAATTTCATCGATTCCCCCCAAGAGGTCGTGAACGAGAGTGAAGAATCGAGCATCACCGTAACGATAACCACATTGGCATGCCCCAACAATAGCACCTACGAGGAGGCTTAGACACATTGGTATTGCAGCAATTAGCAATACTACCAATGTCAGCATAAAAACCGCAATAGTGCGCATCAATCCTCCAACACTTGAACATGGAAATGATTGACGTGATCGGCTGTTCCAATGGCATGGCGAACCACCATGCCGATGCTGACAGTAGCCACCAACAGCACAAGCACAACCAGTGCGATAGCGATCACGATAACTTTCGTGTCAGGTGTTGCTCGGTAAGACGGACGGTCATCATCCCAGATGCAATCTGAGCAGGGAAGCTCTTCGCAATCTGTTCGAAAGTGAATGCAGTTTTGGCACGATTTCACAGTCTTCCCTCCAAATACTTAACAACAGTTTCGACGGCTTCTTGCCAACCGTAGCATACGGCATAGGCATAACCAGCATCTCGCACGTCACATTGAAACAATTTCTGCTCAGGTGATTGTTTCCCTTTGGGTTTCTTCAGCTCAATGCAAAGACCGTGATAACAGTTATCCATCCATTTATCAAGAGGATATAGAAACAAGATGTCAGCAACCCCGCTTTTGATCCCCATCGCTTTGCGTTTCATCGCAAGTTTAATTGAACCACTCGAATTTTCATTCTGTGTTGCAAAAAGTAATTTGCTGCCAAGCATGGCGTATTTGTATGGATTAGCCGCAGCCATCAGCGCCATACACTCGAAAAACCGTTTCTGATGTTCGGCCTCTTTGGACTTATCGTCAATCTTCGTGATGAACTTAAACGATTCGTAGAACATCAAACCATCCTTTCTGTCGATCACGTTGCAACTTCTTGAGCTCAAGCGTTGCATCATGCAGCTTGCAGGATGCAACCAAACTATCAGGATTTTTGGCCAAAAGGCAAGACCAAAATGAGATAATGAATTCGAGTTTCTGACATTGATCTTGCATAAAACACCTCAGAGAAGTAGAGCACAAATCCAAACGGCTGTGACAAACCCAGCAGTAAATGCACAGATCAACGCGAGGATTGTTTTACGTTCGTCTGATTGCACGCCGTAGTTGTCTAGAGAGTGTTGATTGGGGATCCGCTTGTTGCCGGTCTCACATGACCAGCAGGGCTCATCCACAGTGCTTTTATACTCCTCCCAGTTGCTATATAAATTGCAGCTATGACACGGTTCCGCGGAATGATTTTTGCCGCCATGGCGGCAACTAAGGCAACTACTCATAAACTATCCTTTCTGGCTGAAACGTAGTAGTGCTCAATTGACTGATCCAGCGCAGTCAGAGCCGCTTCCAACAGCGCACCTTCCTGAGTCCTGGCACTAAGCTCAATCCGTTCACCGTGGGGTAGAGGGCAAAGGCTGTAGGTCATGTAGCTCTCCTTACTTGAAGATTACTTTAAGAGGCCAAGTTGCTTAAGTTGTCTGAAAATCCGTTCAGACGGGGAACCGTCATGAGCGCCTGGAGTATCGGGATACATATCATCCAGTTTTTGTGCCAGATCCCAGTATCGATCACATTCCCCCCTGCCACGCCGTTAAAAGCTCTCTTTCCTCATTAGTCATGGCTCTTTCTCCTTGCCCCAAAGGATACCACTTCTGTAGAAGACGTCAAGAGGGGATTTTGAATTATTTTTCAGCAACTTAATACAACACTACCTCCCATTCATCCCCACAAGATTATCGTGGCCGACCATAACTCGGCTAAATATATTGGGGGCGGGAACAGGGTATCACCCAGAATGGGCCTGATCGAAAAGGATCGGCCAATACAACTGTATTGGTGGCCAATGGCTCATCCTTCGTATAGGCAATGTATAACTCAAATGATCCGGACCTCAATTGATCGTATTTATCCATTACCCCGTCAGTCATGAACTCATCGGACCACCCAACGAGGCGTTTATAGGGATGCTCGTTGGCCAACTCAAATTTGAGTTGGCGTTCCAGGATGTCAAAATCTGAATCACACATCAAAGACTCGGAGTTAACATAATACGCATATTTGCAGGCTAATACCAAATCCAACAATTGATTCATATAATCCTCCAAAGAAAAAGCCAGCCCCTGCAGAGACTGGCTGGTGCTGCAGCCGAATCATGGACCATTAGTGATTCACCATGACCGGAAGGTCACTTTGATGGTTTGCTGGCGCGCTGTGCACATCAGTTACTGCATCAAGGTGCAAACCCACAACTCTCAGCGTGTGGCATGGCTGACCTGCTTTAGACCCCAACATACACCAAAACTAAGTTTCATGCAACCCCAAAAATAATTTTTATTTTCTTTCAAAAACCCCTTGACGAAATGGCATGAAGGAATTATCTTTATGGCATAAAGGAAGCAACCCAAAGGAGCCTGAGATGTCAAACTCCACCCGCCGCAACATCCGCAAGGGAGCCTGGAAAACCGCTTGTGCCGAAGCCAGGCAATACGCCAAGGGCGAACTCGAAATCGACCCCAGCGAAACCTGCAATCCCGATGTGTTCTGGATGGCCTGGTCCTGGATGCATCAGTGATCATCACATAAAAACAAAAAGACCCGCCTCATGGCGGGTTTGCTATTTCAATCAATAGCTTTTCCAAGCTCACGCAGCATCTTGCGATAGGCTGCAATCCCCTCTTTCCATCCCAACTCGTAATGCTCTTGCTGCATGTCAAGCAGTGCCCCACTACCACATACTGATAGTTCACGAGGTTTGGGCGCTGGTTTGCGAAGCAGTTGTTCTAAATTCACACTGGACCCCTTTTAGTGCCAAACCATTTTGTCAATTGGATTTTCTTGCAGAGTCTCACAATTCGAACATACAAATTTCATGCCATGTTTAGGTGGCGGCATTGATGATTTACAGTTGTTCCCACAGATGGGGCACCTGAATTCGAAGAAGAAACTGTTGGCGAGTGGGTCTTCAACAGGCATGCCCCTGACTCCTGAGCGCTCGATCAATCAGATTGGTGAGACAGGTTTGTGTTGGAACGAATGTTTCAGGAACCACATACCGCGTTTCCTCAAGCCGAACCTGTGCCGGTGGACTCGCATCCTGAGACTTCATATCAGCCAGCACAGCTTCAAACTTATCCAACGCAGCTTGATCCGCCGGCTCCCAAAGCTCGCATGGCCAGGCGCATACTTGCTCATCACGTTCACCGGCCTGATCTGCCAGCTTGCGAAATAGCCGCAAGCGCCTGGCAAGCGCTTTAGCCACGTCCAAGAGGGCTTCGTTTGTGTCGGTCATATGTAACAACTCCAAGTGGTTATTTAGCCGTGGATATTGACCCGTGCGTAGCCTCACTCATCAGGCGGTCAAAGGTGGCCTCACTCAAACTTCTCCTAGCTGCTTCAATGAACCGATTGGCCACAGAATCTCGATCTTCGAAATGAGCCTTTTGTCGAAACGCTTTCCTTTTTTCAGCAACGATTCTTTCAATCAACTTGTATTCAAAGTTTTTGCATCTCAAAGCATGGTTGGCCCGTTTCTTCCAGTTGAAATCAATCACACCCATCGAATTAGTGAGCAACGCACTTTCTTCTAACTGCGACTTTATCCTAGTCCTAGCTTCATGCAGCTCAAGCAGTTTAGCTTCAAGCTCTTCAATACTCAGACCTCTCAATTCTTCTGGATCCACAGGTCTCTCCGTATCATCTAACGTCCACCTCAAATTTGGATGAGCACAGCGGGCACACCACTTCAAGATCTTCTCTTGGTCGACCGATTAAAATCCAATCATTACAATTTTCCCAAAAGTTGGGGTGGCTAACTAAGTCAACATATTCATTACAATGGGGGCATTTACAAATTAAAACTGGGCTCCAATCCGCATACACTTTGTTTACGTCTTGGCGCAAGTGTCATAACCACCCTTTACAAACCGTAAAACATAGATTTCACTAGGATCTCCAAAGACCCGATACCAAAACATAAGCGTGACATATCGTCAAGTCAATACCATTTTGTGTGGTATTTTGCAACGTGACGTAACACGTCACATCTATGAATGCGATATGTTGATTATCTTAAGTGAATCACTTAAGTATTCTGTGAACAACATCGCAACAATCACATGGCAAACTTTCGATTGTTGTCACTCCACCAGCACAATATGATCCAACATAGTTCCCATCCAGTGTCCGATCAGCATACTGAAGTAACGCACCCTTCTTAAGACGCATGTGATCAATATCTCTGTTCAATCTCACTTCCATGACAACCCCTTATGCTTCCCAAGCTTCACTGAAATCACGGTCTGCGAATAACTCAGCCAAACCAGTAACTTGTTTCAGCCTCAAAACTTCGTCAGCTTCCATACCTAGCTCCTTGGCAATCTTCGCATCATCCCAGTTCCTGCGACTCAGATCCAACACGATATCTGCCATGGCGTCGACTTGATGTTTACCCCTTGCTCGGTTGTGACGTATGGTAGCAGCAATGCGATCTTCTTTGCTGGTCCGGTCTGGATTTATGACAGCTATGGGCATTCGACCACGAACCCGTTTTTTAACTGAACCTACCTCCCTAGCCACACGGTTGCGATGAAACCCATCTACCACCTCATAGGTGCCACCAGCATCAGGCCAAGCCACAATGGGTTGTGTGTAACCATCCTGCATAATTGACAATTGCAACAGACGCATTTCAGGAGGAGCCACACTGTTTGGATTATAATCATTAGCATGAAGTTCGTCAGCCTTAACCCACAGAATGCAATCTACAGGTTCACGACGCATGGGTGAATACTCTCGTAAAGCTTTGCGAATATCATTGATAACGTCAACTCTGGAATCCTCATCAATGACTTCCAGTTCGCGAAAAACATCTATTGCAGCTTCTACAATCTGTTTGTGATTCAAATCAACCCCCACTCAGATCTCCGTTTTTTCATCAACGCCTGGTATTTTGAGAACGCTTCGGTCTTGTTCTGCGAGAAAGACAAACCCTTACACCAATAATCGTTGCGCAGCAAGGCTTTACATATTCTAGTCCAGCTCGGAGTGGCCTTATCGGTGGCACTCCCCTCGTCCGGAATGCCGGTTGGGTAACCTCGCTGTTGATACCATCGTAGAAAAACTGCGATTTTATTGCGGTATTGCTCAGCTGTTGCAGGTGGTTGACTGGCTAGAATCATCTCCGCAAATTTCTGCCACGTCAGATGAGCCGGCTTGCTAATTTTTCGATAACCCAAGATGTTTCCTGACTCCTGGACATAGAGAGCGCCCTGATTTGCCCCATTGACTCTAGCCACAACCTTGCCCCACGTCTCAGGTTCAATGATGTGAAACAACCACAACCCCTTCCGCTGGTCATCACCATAAGGTTGACAAATACGGGCTTGGTGGATCGTTAGCCCAGCCTGGTGCATCCGATCATACAATTTATTGTAAGGAGCTTTAAATCGCCCGTTAAACGTCCAGATATCTTCTGTTCGCCAGTCGTATATAGGGTAGACGTTGTAAACGCAATTACCGAGCCAAGTGGTCCATTTCTTACCTTCAAACGAACCCTTGGTGTTGGAGGACACCGTCCTGTATCGGTTCAACGATTCGTCTGAGCGAATCCCCACAAAGCAGGCACACAGCTTCCCCTGCGCATACCACTCACCAAATAATGGAACAAACTCTTCAAACTCCATGGCTCGACGAAAGAACGGAAAATAACGTTCATCTGTAATCGCCATCTCTGGAGCGTCTCTAACCCAATCGGCTTCTTTACCTGGCTCCCAACACACCCATTGCGGCTCATATTGACTGACAGCATTTCGTAGGTGTATGGGTAGAGCGACCCAGTATGGCTCAATGTATTCCGCATACCTGTCGTATAGCTCTTGAATATGGGTTATTGTTAGCGCATACTGAGCTTCCAGGTCAACAAATAGCACACCGACCTTACGCCTACGTCGAATGGCTTCATGCATAACCAGATGAAGCATGACAGAGCTATCTTTACCGCCACTAAAGCTGACGTATATTCTCGGAAAATCATCAAAAACTGAACGAATGCGCTCAGTTGCAGCGTCTAACACGTTTATCCCGAGTGGTCGCTTAGCCATTGGTCCACATCCACAATTAGGGCGATTCCGCCGGATGGAGTAACAGTGCAAAAATAACGTTCGGATGATTTCCACGAAGTATACCGTTTCACCTCATAGAGATGCTCAGACTCTAAAATAAACCATAACTCAACACCGCGTGATCCAGTGCTGTTTGATCCGGCATATTGAATCTTGCCTTTTAAAAATCTTCTGTCAAATCCAAATTTGTCTGATTTGTCAACAATTTCAGCCACCCATGGTCGACGTGCCTTGGTGTTACCAATAACAGCCTTACCAAAATTACCACCAAACGCATAGTCGAGTTTCATGGACTCCAGTATGAGCCTGGCATCACAAGACTCACCTATATACTCAAGAGATAAAGTCGCCTTCATTGGTCCACACTATACAACCCCAACAAGCAACGGAAAGTGTGCTTGGCGCGTTCAACGGCCATCTCCGAAGTAACTATTTCCGGTTGCCCTAAATGGGCAAACAATGCACAATTTCTTAAATCCTCAGGATCAACTTTTCCCACATTGTTGATGTAAGCTAGCAGCTCTTCACAGGCGACCCTAATACCTTCAACGTCTTCTTCGATACTACATTGGGCGCGTTCCATTTCAGCCACCTCTCACTTATCGGGTTCCCCGATGCCAAGAAGATAACGCAATTGTCCTAGATGTCAATTGCGTTTATGAAATTATTTTTCAACAAGGATGAAATGGCGACTGGTATACTTCTTGCAATACTCTTCGAACGTGTCATCCATGTGCTTGCGAAGATCGTGCCAATCCCATGAATCGACAGGATTGGTAAAAGATCGACTCCAAACGACCGCGTAATCGTCAACACCACCCATGAAGTTCAGGTAATCGTTGATGCTCTCGAACTGAGCTACACCATTTTGGCATGTTTCCTGCGTCATACTACTCCTTTGGTTTGACGATGCCGTGTTTTTCAAGCCAATCGCGATAGCTAACGGCCAACTCGTCATTCGTGTGATAGCCGTATCGGCTTCGTGTCGCAATCCGATCCTCCTCAGCACTCTTGATCACTTTGACAACGTCGAGCGCTTGTTCCAGAGGTTTGCCCATTGTTTTTCCCCACAGGTTATTTCTCAGGCGGAACTTTGCAGGCTCGCAGGATCAATTCAGAAGCGAGCCAACAGATGATTCCAATTGCAACGATGATGCCAATATCAATGACTTTGTTAAACATTTGAACCTCTCAGTAAGTCACTCTTTGTCATGGCCAGCGATCAATTGACGTATGAATTCTTCTTTTCCCTCATTCCACCGTCTGAGCGCATCTCTATGTGCTGTCTCTCGCAGTTCCTATAGTGCTTGTTTCAAGCGTTCTTGCAATCACAACTCCGAATTAATTTCAGGGTGATCCAGGCCGGCTGCTGTGATCTCAGGGTGCTTCGCCAGGCACCTAAGGGCTTCCTGAGCCGCAGGAGTGGCACAAGCGTTCGCCGTAGTGTCAAGGACGAATTCAAGAATTCCGCACAGCAGTTGGTCGAACATGTGTTCTCCAGGTTCGCTCGCTTCGGTTTGATTTTCCTTGCAACCCAAGAATAGCTCTTTGCCTGGTGGATGTCAATGGGGATTTGAAATTTGGACTCAGAAGATCAATTCGCAAAAATCAACACTCTCACTGTAATAGCCATTACTTTCACCAAACCAACGCAATGTCACGTATCCATTTTGCGTGGCGAATTTATAGAATGTCCAGGTGTAGTCGTAACAATTGGTGGGTGTTGTCACCCCATTGGGTGTCTCACATCGCTCACTAACAACCTCTTCGGCATGTAGAATCGGACATCCTATCAAATCATCCACATCCCCGCAGACGTCCTCCACAATCACGCTTTCACAGCAGCATTGATCATGAAACATGAGATAGCGTTTTCCGCCTGAACACTGAAAAGTGATTTCTCCACTACCTGGCTCCATCCCTATAATCTCGGTGATTGTCTTACCCATCAATGCGTCAATGCGGCATTCTGCGCGTGGCATGTGTGGACTCCAGTCAGTGGTAGCGGTTTATGGAATCAAAAAGCCCCAAGTATAGTCTTGGGGCAAAGCCTCTACGGACACTTGGTCTATCAGGAGGCTTTCAGTTCAGCTTCGATGATGAGGAATCGACTTCAACTATGGCCGGGTTGTCATCATTCCCGCTGTTGAGTCCATGATCGGATTTTTGTTCAGGAAGTCAACACCTTTCTAATTGAGATCCAATCTCATCATTTAAGGCTATCGTTTGGCCATGGACATCGCGATATGCACTCAAACGCATTCTAGAGCCACTCAAGCGAACCTCGCGCGAGCAACCAGCCTTTTGGAGTCAGCTCGCAACCCGATTCGGACGAATTTAACGTGCTTGTTCCCACAAGGGTATTCTCTGGATAACAAAACCGGGAAGCCCAAAAGCCTCCCGGTCACAATCCACCCGAGGTTCATCACTGGTTGTTACGTCCAGGAGAGGAGTAGCCTCGGGATCAACTACTCTGGCTGACGGGTGGGGGACCGCAGCGCTACCCAGACAAATTACATCAATTCCGGCGGTGCGGCTAGTCTGGAAAATATGCGCATATGCAGTTCGATAGAAGGCCCGAAACAATAGTCTCAAAATAGAAGAATGTCAATAGAAAAAGAAGTAAAAATAAGATAAATATATAAATATAAATAATAATATATACTTATATAAATACTACTATTACTACTACTTACAAACATACACAAAAATACATATAATATACATTACATAACTACTACTACTACTACTACTTACATAATACATACAATACACTTAAAAGGGGTCAGAGTGATCGCTCAGGGGAGGTGGTGTATTTCCCCCTGTAGGCCCCCTGTAGGCCCCCTCCCCTACCCCATGTATGATACTGAAATCTTGTATTTTGGTGTATAATGTTAAGTTATTGATTTTTAAGCACTTAAATGCAAAATGGCTGTATGTATGAAAATGCGGCTCATGTATGACACCCCTATAGGCAAATTCTACCCATAGGTTATGCAGAAACTGCATATTTTTCTGCATATAGCCTGAACGAAAAATCTTGTATTCAATGTATTGAGCAACCCATTGAAATTGGTGTGTTTATGCAAAGTATCTATCTTATGCGATCGAATGTTGTGTTTTTATGCGAGTTTCTGCATAAAATACTGCATACAGTCTGAACACGATTTTCATGTATTGATGTATTATGCGCATACTCCGCATAAAGTTTGATCGAAAAATCTTGTATTTTGTGTATTGTGAATATGGTGTGTTTTGATTAGAGTTGCATGCGATTTGCACCTTGTATTGAGAATCGGTCAAGAAATTGACATCTTGCGACCCTGAGACCCCGGCCTTACTCTGAGAGTCCGCCTCCATATCTATGTGGGCACCAATGAGGTCTTAAATATGCCTTTGACAGACCAACAAATTGCAACTCTCAGGCGCCTGCCTGAGGAAATCCGAAGTCTGCAGCAGTTTATCCCGTATTGCTTGGAGGTGAATCCAGAGGATGGGACTCGCCCCGCCAAGGTGCCCAAGAGTCCATTTACTGGACTCACGGCTTACCCCAAGAGTCGGCAGGACTGCGTTGATTTTGAGACGGCACTTGCTTGTGCATATAATACTGATGCAAATGGCATCGGGTTGATGCTTTTTGAGGACGATCCATACGCAATCTTGGACATTGACCTCAAACACCTGGAGATGGATGACCCGATTTGCACCCAATCCTGGGAGCTCTGTAAATGGCTCAATTGCCCCACCGAGGTGTCGGTATCAGGACGTGGTTTGCACGTCTTCCTCAAGACCAATGAGGTCTTTAATCGCCGCACTAAAGAGATTGAATTCTATACCAGCAAGCGCTTTATCGCTTTGACTGGTGATATGGTCATCGATGTGCTGTTGCAGTCTCCTGAAGCCATCCAGGAGAAACTCAGCGCCATGAAGGCCTACTACTTTCAGGTGCCTGGTAACAGTAACAACGCTACTGTTCAAGTGATCTCCGAAGAAGTTCGGTATGACGATGATGAGGTTTTGGAACGCTGTCATCGATTCAACGGTGAAAAGTTTGCCGCGTTCTTTGAGCGGGACTTTGATGATTTGAAGGTCCTGTATCCACAGACTTGGGATGGCTCTGGGCAGTCGACCTATGATCAAGCTTTGTTCAACATGCTCTCATTCCACTCTCGGAACAAAGAGCAGACGATTCGGTTGTTCCACCAAAGTCAGCTTGGCCAAAGGCCAAAAGCTTTCCGTGAAGACTATCTCGACAGGACGTTCAGCCGAGCGATGGATCTTGTGCTGCCAGAGGTTGAGCCGATACCCAATCCGTTCCTGTCTGATCCAGCTGAGCCGGTTGTAATCGAGACACCTGCCGGCAACACTCTGGAGTGGCAGCCAACCTGGCCAGAGGGCAAAGTAGGTGAGCTCGCTAAAGCGTTCTACCGCAACTCCAAACGACCAATCCCGTTGATTTCGATTGTGTCAGCGCTGGGTCTATTCTCCGGGGTGTTTGGGCGGAGCCATAGTGTTTGGGATACGTCGCTCAATATCTATATGGTGTTGGTGGCGGGGCCGGCGACTGGCAAGGAAGACACTACCAAAAACGTAAGCAATTTGCTTGCTACTTTGCGGCAGCGTGATCCAAAGATCGCAAACTTTCTGGGTCCAAAAGCGGCCAGCTACTCCGGATTGATGCGACACCTTGCGGAGAACCCATGTTGCGTGTCATTGTTTGGCGAGTTTGGTAAGCAGTTGGGCCGCATGGGCGGTAAGAACCCATCCGAGACATATCGTGGCTTGGCTGAGGCGTTCCTGGATCTCTACGGTAAGGGCGAGAAGGGTAACATCCTGATCGGCCAGACCTACAGCGACAAGGAAAAAAACGTTGCTGCGACAATTCAACCTGCTTTTTCCATGCTTTGTGAATCGGCTCCTGGGTCTTTCTGGAAGAATTTAACAGACGAGGCGTGCACTGATGGTTTTTTGCCTAGGTTTAGCATCTTCGAATACACGGGATTGCGAAGCCTGGCCAACAAGGAAAAATATCCAATACCCTGCGACTTGGTTGATTGGTTTCTGAACGTCGGTAAAACCATCACATTGCGTAATGACGAGCACAAAGTCACTCCAGTTGAGCTTGACGTAGACGCGTTAGCTCTGGACGAAGCGTTTGATCGCAAAACTAACGATCTAATCAACGCGGCAAATGCTGCCGAGGATTGGGTAACTGCTTCCTTATGGGGTCGCACGCAGTTCAAAATTCTGAAGATTGCCAGCTTGATCGCAGTTGGCGTTAACGTCTGGCAACCCGTGATCACCGCATCGATCTGGCAATGGGCACATGACCTTGTGATCTGGGAGACGGAGAATGTCTTATCTAGGTTTGCTCGGAAGGACGTCGGCGCTGATGCCTCCGAAGGCAAGCAGATCTATGAGCTCAAAAAGGCCATTCTCGAGGCATTGTCTGTTAATGCCGAGTGTATCACGAAATCACAAAAATCTCACGGTTTGTTAAAAGAGGTCTTGACGGATTCTGTGGTTCCCTTATCCTATCTTTACTGGCGAGTGGCAAACAAGATTTGCTACAAGCAAGCCAGTAGGGATGTCAAATTCGCACTGGACAATGCCCTAAAAGTGCTTTGCGACAGCTCGATCATTGAAGAGCTTGATGCAGCAACACTCAACAAGCGCTACTGTAAGCGCAAGGGTAGGTATTTCCAGGTGCTGAATTTTGATGGGCTGAAGGCTTAAGGAGGTGTCGCAATGAGCGCATACAAGCGATTTCTGTTGTTTGGTTATGATCAACATTATGCGATGGGCGGTCACTGTGACTCCCGTGGGTCGTACAGCACTGTGGATGAGGCTAAATCAGCCATTGAATTCATGTCATATGACCATTACGACCTGCTTGACCTTGAAAACCGGGTTTGGGTCGATTTGGATATAAACTGATGTGTAACAAACAAATGACGCGCGACAACTTCGATCCAGTTAAAGTTTTGTTCGAATTGCGAGAAGGAACAATTGGTGGTATTGAAGTATTTCGGTTGCTAGAAGAGGCGTGCCACGCGTTACATCGTCAACACGTATTGATTGAGAATGCACGTGCAGTTATATCGAATTTGAGTCAGGATTTGGGGTGTAATTGTAGCTAACTCGGACGCCGCCGGAAGGAGACAGAATGGCAAATGAACCGAAGCGGCGGTAGCGTCCGAGTCAATCGAAAGGTTAGGCGATGCCCAAACAGAAGAAACCTGATCATTGTCGAGGATGTAAGTATCATCATGAGGCAGGGCACAAGCCAGGGACTCCATTGCATGGGAGCCGATACTGCAACTGGTGCTGCAAATATTCAAACCACGCTCCAAGAGCTGTTTCGATATGCATACAGATGGCAGGGAGAGATACGGTCTAGTGATAGAGTTAACCAGGCGCAACCGCAAGCCGAAACGATGGAGAGGGCGTGGAAATCGAAACTGACAGCGAAGGAGGAAACATGCACCCACGATATGACGAAGCCTGTGATGCCCTTGATGCCTCTGTGTTCAGTGGCGAACTTATAAGCGACCCTGAGAACAGAAAGGGATTTAAGGAATACCTTGAACGCTGGAAGAGAGCTGTGGAAGAAGCAGACCGATCCGATGCTCAACGAGCAATCTAACGCTGGAGTTGGCCCGGCGACCGCAAGGGAGCGCAGGTCGAACGACCGGTTAGGCGACCGTGGCTGACAGCAAGGAGATTTATGGAGCACCGTGCCAAAGAATTTGCTACCCTTGCCCATACACGGATTGGGCAAACTCGAAAATATACGGGTGAACCCTACATCGCGCATCCCGCCGCCGTTGCTGAACTGGTGCGGAGCGTGCCGCACACAGAGGCAATGCTTTGCGCTGCGTGGCTGCATGATACCGTGGAGGACTGCGGGGTTAGCCTGGATGAGATCGAGCAAATATTTGGGTTTGAGGTCGCATCGCTGGTGGAACAGCTGACCGATGTTTCCAAGCCCTCGGATGGCAAACGAGCCATCAGGAAGGCCATGGACCGTGAGCACACGTCCAAGGCGAGCCCACAGGCAAAAACCATTAAGCTAGCTGACCTTATCGACAACACACGAAGCATCGTTGAGCGAGACCCAAATTTTGCGCGTGTCTATCTGGAAGAGAAGCGACTTCTTCTGGAATTACTGCGCGAAGGAGAAGCCCATCTCTGGGAGGAAGCCTATCGCTTGGTGGTCGGCTAACGCCCGGCTTAACCGGCGCGGCTGAAGGCCGCGTCCGTGTTGAAGCCGTGGTTAGACGGCACAGGATGAAACGAGAAACAGGAGAAACGATGACACTGGAAAATTGCTTGAGTGTTTCCTGCGAAGCCCTGGATGATGCGAAGTTCAAGGCAAAATTATATGAAGGTCGGGCAGTCGAATTAGCCAAGGAACTTGAGAAAGCCGAACACGACAGGAACCGATACAAGAATCGGCTTGAGGCGTCGGATGCTCTGCTGCGACGTGCCAAGGCTGTTATTCCCTTTGAATACGAAGATGAAATCGAAGTCAAAACTGCAATCATTCGACACCTGAATGATGCTGTCTAACTCTGTATTTGACGACATTTTGTCGCATAAACAGGTAAAATCACAGAAAAACGCGACAATTCAAATTTCCACTCTTGACACCTAACGCAGCGGTATTACCCTTACGTCGTGGAGGTAAACATGAGCTGCCAAATTGAGCACCGAAACAATTGCCTGAATGCTATATTGCGATTGCTTGCGAGATCTGCTTCACGGGAAGGCAATTCTGCAATTAGCCGGGCCAATCACGCGTTGTGTTTGGCTGTGTTCCATCAAAACGTTTGGAGGTAATGTGGCCGTATGGTTGCAATGCCTATTACTAGCGTCCGCCTATCTATCCATATCTCTAGCGATACGATATCTTGTGAGTGATAGGTCCGCGAATTGGTTTGAACGAGTTGTTGCGTTTATCATAATCCTGCATCGTCTAAGGTTGTGACATTATGAATCCACTCACACGAACCGAGCTGTTAAAACTGTTCGAGCTATACAACCTCGGCTGGAAACATGCCGTGGACGGACGAATATCGAATGACATGCACCTGAAGAGCCATTGCTATCGATGGGGTGTCGCCGATGCCTTGTCTGTGCGTTGGGGTAGTTGTTACTAAACCAAGAGAGCACTTCAATTGAGCCCCTCCAACCAGGGGCTCAAACTTTTTTGAAAAGACCTATTGACGGTTTCAAATCCTGGGCTATCCTTTGGGTCAAGGAGGGGGCAGATGCGAACCCTGACACTCAAAGTAACAAGTCACGTCCATGGCCGGAATCTCCACTTGACCAAAATGACCGATACGATCGAGTGGCTCGCATACGAGCTGCGCCGGATGGAGCCTCAGATAGGTCTTGTCGAAATCAAAGCCACGATCATGCAGAGCGTCATGGAAGACGACACCATCACCTGGCTCCCAGGCCACCGAATCGGAATCGAGTGTATCGAAATCTCACCCCTGAAAGCTAGACGCGCTGTCGAACGCTCACGCTTCCTGGACGAAACCGAAGAAACCCTTTATGTGGAGGCACTCTAATGCCTAACTCGTATCACGCCGCCTTCAACCGCTTCCTCTTTGCACTCTGGCAGTCGCAGCGCTCGCCTGAAAATGGCGGAGACGCTAGCAAACTTTCTGCCGCTGAAACCAACCTCGTCACCATCTGGGAGATGTGATGCGGACTTGCTCATGCAATGTTAGGCGCTGGGTTACGCAAACCGACGAAGAGCGTAAGAATGGCATCCAGCGCCAGGAGTGCCTGGTTTGCGGACGGGTCCATCACAACCCAGGCGTTGTTGATTTCGAAACCACCATCACCGAACAGCACCCTTTGATCAGGAAATGAATCCATGTGCGAGCTGACTGAGGAACGCATTAAAGACATTGGCAAGCTGAGTAACTGGTTTATACGCAAATATTTAATTAGTTGCAACACACGATTTGATAGAGATGACTTGTATCAAACTGCGTTCTTAGCCGGTGTAATGGCAGCTCGGACTTACGATCCTAACAAATATGCTCATTTCTCAACATTCGCGATCTGGGCGATGTTGCACGACGTGAACAAATTCATCCGATTGAATCTTCCATTGAAAGTGCCACAGCGGCATTTTGATGAGGCTGATCGTGAAGAACGTGCGCGGATGCGTCGACTAGTCGTCTCTGGCAAAAAAGATGAAGCTGAAGATTCTATGTTGAAGTTCGAAGACGCCGCAACCGAAACCCCCTTCGAGAACGTCTCTCGCCAAGAAAGGGAAAGCTATTGCAAAATGCTCCTGGAGGCACTGCCCGTTGCAGAACGCGATTTGCTGGAGCGGTATTTTGGCTTTGGAGAGCACCTGGGTTGCGAATCGCTAGGCGAGGCGTGCCCGGGTAAGAGCAGACAGCGCGCGCATCAGATCTATGTCCGGGCTATTGGCCGGCTAAGAAAGATCATCAAGTTACGTGAACTCGAAGATGTGAAATTTTCCTCTTGACTTCCTCTGAGCCTACCGTAAACTAGGACTCCCGAGGGAACTATGATCGTCAAAAACCAGCGTGCCGAACTGATGGCCATCACACCCAACGCGGAAAAACTTATCGAGCGAGTAGGTCGAATCTGCACGGCAACAGTTGGCAGGATCACAAGCACGAGCTATGTGCGATTTATCGAAAATTTACTGACACCTCCCAGTGGCGGAGAAGCGCATAAATCGGTGCTTGAACACGCAAATGCGTCATTCCTCATAGAAACATCTGTAGCAATCGCCGCGCAAATCAGGACACACCGATTTTGGAAGGGTGATGTCGTCTGTCACGCCCACACGCAGCAATCCCTCAGGTATTGCAACCTAGGAAGTGAGCGGTTCGAGGGTGAGATAGCTGTCATCAAACCGTGTGATTTGCAAGCTAACGGAATTGGTTTTGATGCCTGGCTCAATTCGTGCGCGATTGCAGAAAAAGCTTATTTTCGCCTGCTCACCGAAGGCAACAAACCCGAAACCGCCAGGTTCATTTTGCCTGAGTCTGTTGCAACCAAGTTTGTCGTCACTGCAAATTTTTCCGCTTGGTTGACGTATCTGCGTTCCAGGACGCATAAAACGGCACAGATTGATCATCGCTTCCTTGCTGAAAAAATAGCTATTGAACTATGGCGCAAATGTCCTAATGTGTTCAAAGAGTTCGCTTATTTGGAGGTTTGATGCGTCGATCGCTATACACTGTATCACGCGTCCGGAATGATGGTATCCCGTATGGCCTAGTTCACGGATCAATGGATGGGGAAGAGTCGTTGTGCGGTATTGTTTTTGATTCCGGTGACTGGTATATCCTCACCAATTGTTTCGATGGTGAAACCACATGTCCTAAATGCAAAACAGCACCGCTCGTGCCTTTACAAGGAGACAAACATGGACCCAAAAACCAAACTGATTCTAGCATGGCTTGAAGCCGGAGAAGAACTCGAAGTAACAAAGAAAGAAGAACGAACCCTGCGCGATCGCATTCACGCAGAGGTCTTCGAGAGCACGGATGCCATTGGAACACACCGGCATGCACTTGGTGATGGGTATTTTCTGCGCCTTGTAACCAAAGAGAATATCACTGTAGAGCGCAATGTTGAGAGGGTTGAAGCTGTGCTCACCAAGTTGTGCGAGACACCTGACGGCCCGGAATTGGCCAGAACGATCTTCAAGTGGAAACCAGAGCTGAGCACGAGCGTCTACAAGTCACTGTTACCTGCACAGAAAGTGCTCATTGATGAAGTGTTGACGATCAAGCCAGGAGCGCCATCTCTGGAATATATCCGTCCGAAGAATGTGAGTGAATGAATGCACTCAAACGAATGGTTGCTAATAGAAACGGCGCCCAGGGATAGCAAAAAATGTTTGTAGTCATTGCTATAGACGTTGAGCCATTCTCCGGAGCGTCAACGCCATACACTAGTGATCCTTACTGTGTGTGGAGGAGCCCAGACGGCACGTTTGTCAGATGGCCTCATAAGTTCGCACCCACCCACTGGTTCCCATTACCCACCACAGGCTGTGACGAATGAAGATCCGATACACAGACAATCAAAAGCTCTATCACGTCAAAGTGCTTGTATACGGTCTTGCCGGGACAGGAAAAACTACCCTCTGTGCCACAGCACCCAACCCAATTGTGCTCAGTGCCGAATCCGGTCTCCTGAGTTTACGTAAGCAAAAAATACCGTTCGTTGACATTGGAACGTATAAAGAGCTCACGGAAAGCTTCTTGTGGGCACAATCTTCCACAGAGGCAAAAAATTACCAGACGATTTGCCTTGACAGTCTTTCCGAAGTGGCCGAAACTGTCCTCGTCGAGCTGAAAAAGACCAGCAAAGATCCACGGCAAGCCTATGGGCAGCTCCAGGATCAGATGACTCAGATTATACGATCGTTCCGAGATTTAGACAAGCACGTCTATTTCAGCGCCAAACAAGAACGCGTCGTAACTGACCCTGTTGCAGGAACGATCGCTATTTACCCAGGGCTTCCTGGAACAAAACTCGGGCAACAATTGCCTTACTTTTTCGATGAAGTGTTCAGGTCTCTTGTTCATGACGATCCAGCAACCAAAGCTCGCTCGTATTGGTTGCAGACTCAGAAGGACACAACCCACGAAGCCAAGGATCGAAGCGGCGCGCTCGATCCTTGGGAAGAACCTAACTTGACTGCGATCTTTAATAAGATCCTTGCCTAAAGGAGGCAGAATGTGCCATTACGATGAAAATTACTGTGCTGATGCACAAGCTGGTGAGCCCACATGCTGTGGCCAGTGTGAAACGCAGCTTCACGATCTCCCACCTTACAGCGTTACCAAATATTATGTCTTCGGCATTCCTTTTTTCACCAAAGAATATTTCGTTTAACCTCAAAAGGAGCCAACATGACAGTCTTCAATCTCAATTTTGATCTCACCGCAGTCAATCCCAGCGGTTCAGGCGGTGGTTGCCTTCCCGTGTCCGATTCTAACGGTCATCTCGTTCAGATCGTGAGCTCTGAAATGAAGAGCACAAAAGACGGCAATGGTGGTATGCTGGTCTTCGAAATCGAAGGCATGGACGGTGAAGCTGTGGGTAGCTCCGCTACCTTCCGGCTCAATCTTTTCAATCCGAGCGAGAAGGCGGTGCAGATTGCACGCGCCGATCTTGCGGCTATCTGCGCCGTTATTGGTGTCGCACCTGCGCCTGGTAATGTCGACACCTCCATTTTCCATGGTAGGCCGTTCCGTGCCGTTGTGGTTGCAGACAGCTTTACAAACACCAACGGTGAGACTGTCAATACCACCAAAATCAAGCGCTTTCTAGATGCCAACGGCAACAAACCTGGTAAGTGTGGCGCGCCTGCTGTTCAGAGTGGACCGCCGGCTCAGCAGTTTGCTGCTTCGTCCGTGCAGTCTGCTTTTGCGGCTTCAGCACCGCCTACTACGCCCGCACCCGTCGGCAATGTCCCTCCCTGGGCGGCGAGGTAATTTTCGGTTAAAATCCAATACGTCGTTCTACGGCCCCAGCAATGGGGCCTTTTTCAGGAGTCACTTCATGCCCATGAGCCCAGTTTGCCAGAAACTACGCGATGCCGTTGATGCTTATAGTCAATTTCTGCATGAGGACGGTCCCCGATCCCATCTCGGTGCATCACAGATTGGTGATCCGTGCCGGCAGAAACTGTGGCTCGGATTCCGGAATTGTGACTACAAAGTTCACACTGGCCGGATGCAACGGCTCTTCAATCGAGGTCACAAGGAAGAACCTCGTGTTCGCGATTACCTGGAGGGCGCTGGAATTAAATTCCAGACGCTGCTCGAGTTCTACAATTGGAAGACGGAACAGCATCAGTTCAGCTCGGGTATGGGGCATTTTGGTGGATCTTGCGATGGTATTGTAACAATGCCCACAGGGGTTGGCGTCAAAGGCAATCTCGTGTGGGAATGCAAGACTTATGGCAAGGCGACCGAGTTCAAGGGCTTGTTTGAGACTGGGGTTCAGTCGGTAAAACCCATCCACTACGCGCAGATGGTGCTGTATTGTCATAAGTTTAACTGCAATCATGCGCTATACACAGCAGTTTTAAAGTCGAACGACGAGATATATTATGAAATTCTTCCAGCAAACCCTGAATTCGCCATGCAACTGGAAGACAAATCCCTTGAAATCATCACATCACAGCAATCTTTGCCTAAGCTAGGTGCAAGTGCTGCCTACTACAAATGCAAATTCTGCGATTTCAGTGGAGTTTGTCATGGAGGTAAAGAAGTTTTACGAAGTTGCCGGTCTTGCCAGAATGCGCGCGCCGTTGACAATGGGCAGTGGGAGTGCTCGTTGTATGGGATCATCCCCAAGGAGCATTGCATGAAACCGACCCAGTGTGGACAATGGGTGTCAATCCTGCAGAGGTGATCGTGTCATTTAAACTCAGGGATTACCAGGAATATGCTGTCAAATCGACGTTTGATTATTTGTATGCAAATGCTGGTAACCCTTGTGTTGTGATGCCCACAGGATCGGGTAAAGCCATAGTGTGCGCGGGCATCATCAAGCAAGCGTTCAGTTTATATCCCAATAGCCGTATTTTAATGGCGACACATGTTAAAGAGCTGATCCAGCAGAATGCCGATGAGCTTATGGCATATTGGCCAAGTGCTCCGCTCGGGATTTACTCAGCCGGCCTAGGGCTCAAGCAAGCGTGCCCGCCAATTGTGTTCGGTGGCGTTGGCTCCCTTGTGGGCAACATAGAAGGTATTGGGTTCCGCGATCTGTTGTTAGTAGACGAAGCTCATTCTATCTCAACAAAAGACGACACAATGTATCAAAAGTTAATAGGTGGGCTGAGGGTGGTTAACCCACAATTACGGGTCATTGGATTGACAGCCACGCCATATCGTCTAGGCCAGGGTATGATAACTGAAAACGGCTTGTTTGATGCAATATCTTGCGATATGTCTAGCTTAGATGCGTTCAACTGGTTTATCGACGAGGGTTATCTCGTTAACCTCGTCCCACGGCCAACGGCAACGAAACTAGACGTGTCCAACGTTGGGATTCAAAATGGCGATCTCAATCAGCATCAATTGCAACAAGCTGTCGACGTTGATAAGGTCACGTATGATTGTATCCAGGAGGCGATTGAGCTTGGCGCCGATAGACAGAGCTGGCTTGTATTTGCGTCGGGAATTGAGCATGCCGAACACATCACAGAAGCGTTACATTCATTCGGTGTGTCTGCCTGCGTCGTTCACTCCAAAATGAGCAAAGCTGATCGTGATGCAAACATTGCTGATTTTAAAGCCGGAAAATATCGTGCCATCGTGTCGAATGGTGTGCTCACGACTGGCTTCAACCATAAACCAGTGGACCTCCTCTTATTGCTCCGCCCGACTCTCAGCCCTGGCCTTCACGTTCAGATCCTTGGACGAGGCACCAGGCCAGTCTATGCGCCTGGATTCGACCTATCGACAGCAGAGGGTCGACTTGCCGCAATAGCTGCTAGCCCTAAACGCGATTGCCTCGTACTGGATTTCGCCGGCAATGTCAAACGCTTGGGGCCGATCAACGATCCCGTCAAACCGCGTAAAAAAGGTGACAAACCCGGAGAAGCCCCGATCAAGATTTGCCCGCAGTGTGGAATTTACTTGCACGCGTCCGCGCGTAAGTGTTATTCGTGTGGGCACGATTTCCCACCGGGGGCTTCAAAACTCACTCATGCCGCTGCTGAGTTGGAATTGATCCGCAGGAATGACGCACCAAAGATCGAATGGTTTACAGTTGACCGCGTTGTTTATTCTAAACACAGCAAGGCTGGTGGCAACCCGAGCCTCAAAGTGACATACTTTGTTGGTCTGAGTAGTTTTTCGGAATACGTCTGTTTGGAGCATTTGGGATTTGCTAGACGCAAAGCCGTGGATTGGTGGATTCAGCGCATGAACTCGGCAACTATCCCCTCTTCCATTGATGAAGCTTTGGAGTATATTGGGGGTCTAGCGGTGCCTCGTCGGATCTCGGTGCAGACAAATCTGAAGTATCCGCAGGTGCTAAGTCATGAGTTTTAAGGAGGTTGCATGTATCGACTCAAGGAATTGTTGACTCTAATTTTGCTGCAACCGGCACGAATCCCGTGTGTGGATCACCCGCGTCAAGCTCGAATCAAAGAGCTGGCGTCCATGTTGAAAAAGGAGTTCGATGTATAATTCCGTGATTTACATTGTCAAACGTCGGTGCGGCAAGCGTTATTTTACAAGCATTGAACGTGCCTTGGCCTGTTTCCCAGCATATGAGGGTTGGGACGAAAAGCGAGGTCCACGTGGTGAGCGTCTGTTTTTCCATCCCGATGGCGAATACGGTGTCGTCAAAAGTGCCGAATTGGAGGATTGAATGCAACATAAGCCTTGTGATAATTGCATATTTAGAAATGTTTCGACATCCTGCGGCGGAATGTGCCACGATTGTGGTCAACACACTAGTTATCATAATTACAAACCGTCGTTTTTTCCCCAGCCGCTTCCAGAAGAGGACCCAAACGGTATCCCACAGCATGAACCTGGCGCAAAGTTATCCAAGGGTAAGCCCGATGTTGAGATGGTTTTCGAGAGCTTCCCAAATGCACTGCTGGAACTGTGCAAGGTTGCTGAGTTCGGTGCTCAAAAGTATAGCCGGTTAGGTTTCCTGAAAGTCCCTGACGCGGTTAACGAATATCGCAAAGCGGCTGGACGGCACAAGCTAAAGCGCTTGCAGGGTGAGGAGTTAGATGTCGATTCTGGGTTTGATCATGAACTTCACGAGTGTTGGAATTTGTTGGCTATAATCGAGTGCAAGTTGAGGGCACATTCTGAAGCACCACAAATCAATGGTAGCTTCACCATTGACGATCTCAAACTTGGCTTGACGGATTAAAAGGGGACTACATGGCATTGGTTGTAAACTTGTTCGCTGGACCTGGTGCTGGAAAATCCACCACAGCAGCCGGGGTCTTCCACGAACTAAAGAAACTTGGTGTTAGTTGCGAATTGGTCACGGAGTTCGCCAAAGACAAGGTGTGGGAAGGGAACAAGAAGGTCTTTTGTTGTCAACCATATATACTTGGAAAACAGTTTTGGAGACTGTTTCGATGTGATGGTGAAGTTGATGTGGTTATCACTGATTCGCCTCTGCTTCTAACTGTCGTATACAATGATAGATATTCCGATTTGCAACATTTAAACCCGTTTGTTTTCGAGTTATTCAATAAGTTCAACAACCTCAACTATGTGATTCAACGGACCAAAACCTATGACACTCGTGGACGAAACGAAGATGTGTTGAGCGCACAAGCTATTGATGGTGAGGTTGCTAAATTATTGTTCGATAACGAAGTTCCATTTCGCAAGTTAGACTATGGCACTGCTGTTGGCGTCATTGTTGATGAGGTCAAGTCTCTCTTGAGCTGCCACCCATGACACCCAAACCCGAAACCAAACTCCAGCTGGCCGTTAAATTCGCCAAGAAGCTCGGCGCGAAGGTGTGCCGGCTTCATGACTACAAACTCTATGCCGTGTGCAATCATGGCGTGATCTTAATCCATGACATTGATGAAGATATCGATGTCGCTCTATCGGTAACCGATACATTTGACGTGATTAAACAACTTGGCCATAACTACACAATCATCGAGATGCCGTCCATGATCCGGTTTAAGGGCGAAGTCGCATATTATGATTGTCATCGCGCCGAAACTCCATATGTGCATGACTCGCAGCCTGACCAGATGTCCATCGGCGTCGAATCCAAGCGATTCATGGCAGCATTGTCTGCGGTCGCAGCTATTCCAGACCGTTCGGGTTCACCTGTAACAACACGGGTCAATATCGGGCCTCATCATTTGTCAGCGACCAACCGAAGAGTTTACCTGGAAGCCGATCACGGCCTCAATAACCCCCCTGTGGGGAGCATCCACGGCGAGGCCGTGCAGGCCCTGTTTAAAATCAAAGAGCCGTTAAAAGCCATGGGTGGATCACGCGAAAGTATTACTTTTAGGTATCCTCAGTTTTGCTTGAAGTTTTCGCTTGAACCACTTGTCGTTTATCCGTGCGAGTTTCTGGATATTGAGTGTGATCAAGAGCTTACATTTGAATCGGCGATGCCATTGGCTTTGATCTCAAATCTTGCTAAAGTTGTTAGATTCCTGGGGAAAGAGTATTACGCTGACGCAATGCGCCACTTCGCAAAACATGTGTTGACTTTTGGTGTCGGCGAAGACAAACTTGTCTTCCGTGGCAAAGGTGTTCGTGGTGCAGTGTCTAAATTCTATCCAGAGGAGGAGTGATGTCTAAAACGGTGGATGTGCGCACTTTACACGACCATGAAGGTATTCCAGAGGGGTCGTTCATTCGCAATTGCGAGGTTAACGCAGAGGGCGAATACGTTGGTATGTGGTGCTCAATGTGGGGTAGTTATACTGTAGCCGTTCCGGGTCTGCTGTGTGAAATTGTTACCGATAAGGGCTCCGAATGAACAGCGAACGCACCTGGCTGAAACACCATACTTACATGCAGATCGCAAAAGAACTCACCAATCTGTCAACATGCAATCGTTTGCACGTAGGTTGTGTGCTTCTGGATGAACAGGGTCGAATTTGCGGGTGCGGATATAATGGAGCTGGCCCAGGTATGCCTCACTGTAATGACGAACATTGCAACTCAAGCTCCCGTTGCAATCGAACCGTTCATGCTGAACAAAACGCATTGCTGTTCCGAGTATCTGCGAGCCGGCCAATGGTCGCGTACGTCACACATGAGCCTTGCGTCAATTGCACCAAAGAGCTGGCACTAGCAGGCGTCCGTACGGTTTACTATGATAAACCATACACATCGATTGGTGATCAGGAGCGTCTGGACCGGCTCGAATGGATCGGTTGCTATAACATGGATTGGATTCAGCTATGAAACTGATGAGCGATGACGAATTAGTTGGTAACATCCTGACAGACATGGTGTTCAATATCGAATGCTACCCCAACTATTTCGTCGTTGCGTTCAAACATGTCGCCACTGGCGGGGTAGTCCTCTTTGAAACGAGCCCCGAGGCCACTATCGATTGCGCCAAACTTGAATGGTTGGTCTATCATTACAAACTAATAGGTTTCAACAGTGCCTCATATGACATTCCGTTAACCATGGCAGCGCTGCAGGGTCGAAACGCCGCTGAATTGTGCCACATTTCCAATCGAATTGTAAAAGAAGAGCTCCGATTTTCAGCCCTCGAACAATTTATAGGTTGTAAGTTGCCCACAAGGGTGGATCATATTGATTTGATTGAGATTGTCGCACTTGCGCCGGCTCTCGAAACACTCAATGGGAGAATGCACGCATCTCGCGTGGAGACACAACCCATTGGTGTTGACAAACACTTGACGCGCGAAGAGGCAGATTACATCAGAGACTATTGTATCCATAAGTTGGATTCCACCATCAACCTCTACCAGGCTGTAGGTGACCAAATCGAGCTCCGGCGCAGTATGAGTCTGCAATATGGAGTGGATCTTCGCTCTAAATCAGATGCACAAATTGCCGAGGCCGTTCTCGCATCTGAACTGGAAAAGGTCAATGGCTATCGTCCGAAAAAACCGAAACTTGATACGAACGCTATTATCAAATATCAAGTTCCCGCTTACATAGCTTTCGAGTCAAACCAACTGAATTCAGCCCTAGCTCTGATCCGGGACACAGAATTTAACGTTGAAGCAAGCGGTGCAATTGTTATGCCAGACAATATTTCGAAACTCAAGATATCGATGGGGCGATCCACATATCAATTAGGCATCGGTGGTTTACACAGCACAGAAAAGAGTCAATCGATCGTGCCAAATGAAGGCCAAATTTGCCGAGACGCCGATGTATGCAGTTATTACCCATCGCTAATTTTGACACTTGGCCTTTACCCAAAGCAATGTGGCAAAAATTTCGCATCTGTTTATAAAAGTATAGTAGATAGACGAGTTGAAGCGAAACGCGCTGGCGATAAAGTAACAGCGGATAGCCTTAAAATTGTTTGTAATGGATCATACGGCAAGTTCGGCAGTAAATATAGTTGTTTATATTCACCTGCTCTTTTGTTGACGGTAACCCTCACAGGGCAGCTTGCGCTGTTAATGCTAATAGAACGCCTAGAAAACTCCGGAATATCTGTAGTTTCAGCGAATACCGACGGTGTTGTGTCTTTCTTTTCCAAAGAACTAGAGCCACAATATGATGCAATTTGCAACTGGTGGCAGCAAACAGCCGGTCTAGAATTGGAATTCACGGATTATAGAGCCTTGCACTCACGTGACGTAAATAGTTATATCGCTGTAAAGCCTGACGGAAAAGTCAAGACCAAAGGTGCGTTCACCGATTCCGGAACACTAAAAGGTAATGCCCGGCTTGCTTTATCCAAAAACCCATCAAATCAAATCTGCACGGACGCAGTCATTGCGCACCTCACTGTGGGCACACCTATTGAAGTTACCGTCCGAGAGTGCCACGACGTGACCAAGTTTCTCACTGTCACCAATGTCACAGGTGGTGCCCATAAAGATGGCGTTTGGCTCGGTAAAGTAATCAGGTTTTACTACGCCGAGAACGAGCACAGCGCGATACGGCGGATTGCAAACGATAACCTCGTCGCGTGCACGGAGGGGTGCAAACCATTGATGTGCATGGAAAGCAAAACCATACCAAAAGACCTGGATTACAATTGGTATATCAAAGAGGCAAACAGCTATTTATATGATCTGGGTGTTAAAGTCAAGAGGAGGGGGTTGTTTTGATCGACGTTTCTGTAATTTTCCCAACCTACAACCGGCCAGCTTACCTCAAGCTGGCCTTGGATTCGATCCTCGCACAGCAGGGTGTCGACCTTGAGTGCCTAGTCTTGGACCATGGTTCCACTTCAGAGACGGCGGCTGTCCTACAGAACTATTCTGATCCACGCCTGAGAACGTGGCGCCGAGAAGTGAACCGAGCTCCTGGAGCCACGTGCCCGTGGCAAGACTTGGCTCTCAATAGCTCTGGTCGATACATCGTGCTATTTTCCGACGATGACATCATGATGCCTGGCAATTTGGCCAAGAAGTCCGAAGTGTTGAACACGCATCCCGAGTGTGGTTTTGCCTTTTCCCGTGTTGAGCTATTCGGCGACGTGAACGGACTGTGTGATTTTGATCTGCCCAAACAAGTTGGCTATTTAGATGCAACCCCATTCGACAATTTGATAATTCGGAATCAAATTTGTATGCCGTCCGTCATGTTCCGTCGCGAATGGATGCCGTTTTTTGGAGTTCCACCACATGGCGCTTTAAATGATTGGGCGCTCTGGCTTGAGATCGCCAGCCGTAGCCGGAGCGCTTTCATTCCCCACCCGCTGATTAAATACCGCATCCATGGTAACTCAGACAGCAAGACGGTAGGTGGATATGACTGCGAGTTCTTCATTCAACAGTTGCGGATCTGGCGTTACTGGTTAAACAAAGGCTATCGACCAACAGCTCAAACCTATGACAGGATGGAACGTGTGCTCAGAGACATCGCTGGACAGCAGATTGCTCTATTGAAGGAAGCTTGGCCACCTTTGGTAAAGCCGATGAATTTGTTGAATTTGTTGAAATGAAAATTTCCTATTGACAATTATACTCGCCGAGTTATCTTTTGAGTCGTGAGGGGGTCTGAAATGAAAAACGAAATACTCAAACTCGATCAAACAGATAATTACAACTATCCAAGGCTTATGCAGCGTAAATGTGAACCTCTGGTAGTTGTGTTATTTTCCTCCTACAATAAAGGAGTTGTTGTTTTCAGTTACGATGAAGGCTTGTGTGTTGGAGAACATCGTGACAATTTCGTTAATAGCTTGTTCGAACCGTTCAATGACAAAATTGTTCTTTCTAATTAGGAGAATCTAAATGCACGAATATAAAGAACTCCCCGGACCCATTGACGGATATAAGATTTTCAACAACGACTTGACTTGTCGAGATAAACAATACGTCTTTGGAGAAATCAACGAATTGAGCAACGATGACCCTCTCGAACCTTGTAAAAACGGTATCCATTTTTGCAAACATCCTTCTGGAGTTTGGGCTTATTACAGTTCAGGGCGTGTATTCAAAATCAGAGCGTATGATGTGTTGGATGCAGCTATCGAGCCAGGTGCAGACCATAAAATGGTGGCCCGGCGAATTGAGTTAGTTGAAGAAATTAAATTTGATGCCAACAGCAACACAGGCCACAGCAACACAGGCCACAGGAACACAGGCGACTGGAACACAGGCTACAGGAACACAGGCCACGGCAACACAGGCTACAGCAACACAGGCCACAGGAACACAGGCGACAGCAACACAGGCGACAGGAACACCGGCCACAGCAACACAGGCCACAGCAACACAGGCTACAGCAACACAGGCCACAGGAACACAGGCGACAGCAACACAGGCGACAGCAACACAGGCTACAGCAACACAGGCCACAGGAACACAGGCGACAGCAACACAGGCGACAGGAACACCGGCCACAGCAACACAGGCCACAGCAACACAGGCTACAGGAACACAGGCCACAGGAACACAGGCGACTGGAACACAGGCGACAGCAACACAGGCGACTGGAACAATACCGATTTCGCCACAGGGTTTTGCAACACTTTTCCTCAAAAAATGATGCTCTTTGATAAGCCTACGAGTCTATCAAGAGAGGCAATTGTCTTGCTTCTTTCAAGGAGTGGGTTCAATTGCGATATGAGTTCGAACGAGCCGTTTGATTATAGCAAATACAATGGTGTGATCCCAAATGCGACCACCAAGAAAGTAAAATCGCTGCATAAAGCCTTTATGGCTGCGAGGACTAAATGAAGACCACAACCCAGTTCATTCTTGTTGCAACAGCTAGCTTGCTCATCGGCTTCTCTGGTGGTGCTTATTGTGTAGTTCGCGGGATCATGGCGCTGCAAGTTGAGCAGATCCATCAGACTGAAGCGGCTGAAACCATCAAATCTGCTGCCGATCCCAACAGCCCGGAATCACTCGCTGCAAAAACTGTCAACGAAGGTCGCGAAGCCACTCCTGAAGAAATTGGCCGGATGCTAGCCAACAGTACCAAATACTCGCTCGACGATCTGGTGAAGATGCGTGAAGCTGCACGGAAGCACAAATAGCTCTGCTTGGTGCATTAAAAAGCCCGCGAAAGTGGGCTTTTATCGTTTACACCTGCTGACGTTTGCTCACTGCCACTGTCAAAACTGTGTTGGCCACTGCTAGATTGCCACCAGATAGGTTGCCGAGGGTCACCGTGACGTTGCCAGTGCTGGCAACAAATCCGGTCGCAAACAGGCCGGCCACCATTTCACCAGCGCCACCGCGTAACGTGACTTCAACTAAATCGTTGAGCACAGCGCCCGGAACACTGACCGTTGTGTTTGCGGACGCCCCATTGTTGACGGTCCCAGGAGCCCAGGATGTCACGCTCCACAGTTTGCCATCGACCGGAATGATCGATCCGTTGAGCTCAATGTCCGTGAGGTTGCAGACAGGGAACTTATTGCCCACAACTGTAATGTTAACAGCCGCATAGGCCGCGTTGCACTGAAATGAGCTTCTGGCCGTTACAGAGACGTTACATTGATTGTTTCCGACGTAACCGTTTTGACATCCAAATCCACCCACAATGTTGTCTAAGCCAATGTGTGGATATGTGCCAGGATATCCAACACTAGAGTCTCGGATGTCGTTATCAGCGATCACAAATGAGTCTTGATTGATCATCGTGATCCCGAACGACCCGGAATTGTAGACCTTGTTACCACGCACGACGTTGCCATACGCGATTGGAGCGACACTCGTGCCATAGTTAGTGGCGTCGAGGGTGATACCCTTAGCTGGACTTTCAAGGACGATATTGTTGAGGCACATGCATCTTGTTGATTTACCTCCGATTGTGATGCCACCACCCGCAAAATTTGCAGCCCTAGAGCACCGGATTACATAATTCTCAGCAATCAAATTGCTGTCGCAAACGTCCTGTGTATTTTGGGAAAAGTGGGTAATCCCCGCTTCATACGTCCCGTATATGAAGTTGTTCGTGACCGAGTTGTATTGAGCGCCAGCAGACAAATAGACTCCGTGACGGCCTCTTAGTTGTGTCGCAGAGTCCCCGATGATGATATTTTGATGAATTAAACAATGGTCGGAGTCGGACACCAATATGGCATAACCACCGTCAGCTGATCCCCACAAACTGTCGATGCGGTTGTGGAAGATCATCGCACCGTGACAGTCGATTGCCAGTTTTATACCATTGTTCCAGCCATGTGATGCGTCTGTCCCCGTGAAATAGCAGTTGTCAATGGTGATGTTTGTCGCTGGCGTAGCAGAGGTGTAGATGGCGAAATACAGCGTTGGATTTGATGTTGTGGCGACGCCCTTAAACCTGATCCCAGAGATCCGCTGACTATCCCCAGCCACCGTTATCTGCTGTATGGCGCTGGATGTAGCAATAATTGTGCCACCTCTATGGCTGAAGATCTTTTGGTTGTCGGCTGCCATGAACAATGCGCCGCATTTGTAGACGCCGTAGCTCAGATCGACATCTCGCCCCGTGTTAAGCAAATGCTGCATTGCCGCAGTGTCATCAGTGCCACCATCCCCCACGCAAAAATCCAGGGCATTGAGCGCGTCAATGTTCTTTTGATGCTGAGTCCTGGCGATTGCCCCAGTAAACGGCTGCAATACGCGCACAAGGGCGTCACCGTTGGCGAGCGTCGAATCGATCAGGGCCGCGTTGCCAACGAGCTGCCATCCATTGAGATTGCTGTTTGGGTCGTTAAGATTACCCGCGCTTGTGCAAAGCACTGTCGTTGCATTGTCAGACAGCTGCAGAGTAGCGCCAATCGGATAACCGCCAATAGCTGCAGCTAACGCGGCATTGTAGCGCCATTGCCCGCCAGCGTTATCCCACAACATCAATGCCGTCAACTGGTTAAGCAACCCATTGATATCCGCTCCACTTGGGGGAACACCACCCAAATCTGGTGAAACCATCGTCTGGATAGGGAAGCCATCCGCAAACGATGCCGAATTACCGCTACCCACCGCGTCCACGGGGACAACATTTAACAAGCCTGCGTTCACCCCATTTCTACCGCGCCACGGCAGTTGAATCAACCGGCTGTCGGGATTAGATAGAGTCACGGTATAACCTCACGGTATTGAATTTGCAGGGGGGTAGTTCCGATACCATCGACAATGTAACTTTTGATACCCATTGGTCTAGGTAACAAATCTGATTGGACTAGAATTGACGCCTGTATCAACGTCAATGGGGTTTCGAACACCAAATAGATGGTCATGTCTAGATTGTCTTGAACATAACATTTTGTAGTGTCACCAAATAGAGCATTCAAGACAAAATTCATGTTTTCAATTGACAAGTTGCTGATGTTGTTATGGGCCTTAACCATCAATAATCTACGATACTCGGTGTCGCCCAACGTGTAAATCGAATATTGTCCGCAACCATCCCAGAATTGGGCCTGCCCCCACGGTTGCCAGCCATTGGCTTCTGAAAACCCAAAGTATTGACTCTTGAGTTGTGGTAACAATAGTTTGCGTGATACCCTGAGTATGCGTCCCCACACATCAAGACCGTAACCCTGGGCAGTCGCGATGTTGAAAACTTTGTTGTAAAAATCAGCTGTCTCAGCATCGCTGTCCAAGGCCGAATTGATCGATCCCAACATTGACAACAATACTGGGGAATTCGAATACTGGGCAATTACTGTCGAGGCGAGATCGATCATATTGCCACTACTGAAATGCTGCCCAGGACAGGAATCTGGTCCAAATTCAGCTCTAGCACATAGTCAGATGGCGAAATGGATAACCCAATTGCAATCGAAGCCACACCCACTGTGGGCAAAGCTGCAGTGACTGCCGGGTAAAATTGACTTGAGTAAATTGTGCCGCCGATCAGGGAATCAATTGCGACGTCAACGAACCCACCATCTTCCCCAGTAAACGCCTTGCGAATCGCCTGTTGAACCAACAACGCCGCATCCCCAGGCGGATTTGAGGCTGCAACTAAACTAACTACAAAATTGATTGACGTTTTAGTTGGTTCGACAAACCCCACGGGGTATGTGGGTTTAGGATCGGGTAACGTCGAATCGGTTGCATAATAGGGACCAGTTGCGACAGCGTATGGCGTCCCGGGCACCTTTTTGGAATAAATTGCTTGAGATATCTGAAATCCCAGCGCTTGATCGATCACCCCGTCAATCACACCCACTGAGATATAGATCGAATTTGCTGGCAGCGAGACACCACGGATTGTGGCCGGTGAGTCGGAGGGGTTCTCGGCTATTGCGCAAGCCAATGACGGGGCGATCGACAGGATTGCAGCTCTCATTGATGCGATCATTCCATCGGATTTAACCGCCAAGAGTGCCTGCCTGCGATATTCGAATGCTTGCTGGGTTTCGACATCAGTCCCAGTGGAGATTAAACTGACGTTCGACACTGATGACAGGCCCGCGACCGATTGGTAGATTGTGATTGGTGCCTCATACGCAAGTGCTCCGGCTGTCTGATTTGTGAATTCCAAATCGACATACCCCGCCGAGGTTATCACTCCACCCACCGTCTGATATTTGTTACCAGCGGCATCCACCAATAGTGCTATACTTGCGGGGATGACCGTGCCCTGCGAGCCATTGCATCGAGCACTGATAGTAGTTGATGTCGCTGGAAATCGCGTTATTGAATACAGTGCACCTATCGCGTCCTGCATGCGACCCTGTGCGTAAATTGGATCGAATTGAGACACCAGTGCCAAAAATTGAGCATAACAATTAGAGATTATAGCAGTTATAGATGTAGCAAGTTGACCTTGTGGGGTGCTTAAATCAGTATTGAGGTTGCCACCAAATGCTGAATTGATATCGGCCAACACGCCTGTCAGAATATCTGCGTCACTGGGGATCGAATAACCTGTTGGCCCGAGGGTCGGGGATGGAACGCTAGTTGGCATACAACCTCATCCCTAGAAAGATACTCCGTTTTCAGCACCCGTGCTATCAATGAACCGGACTTCCCCAGTAACAGTGCGCCCCGAGAAGCCCGAAACAACGGCTTGCGCAGACACAACTGTGGGCACTGTCAATGCCGCTCTCTCCAGGAGTGTCTCGATCAGACGTTTGCTATACGACCGCCCCAACACGTCACCGAACCATGGCACTCCCTGGCTTGTGTTATAGTATAGCTCGCCTGAAAACAGTGAGATGGCGGATGCAACATCCTGAGCAAGTGCTGCCCCGCCAGTTAGGACGGCTATGTTTCTGGACGAGTCCAGAGTTAGATCCCAATTGATGTCAAGTTTTAGTGTGTTCATGCCGTCAACCCGTGTGCTTTCAATACATTGATGATTCCTTGGATCGCCGATTGAGAGTTCGGATCTGGGTTGGGCCCACCGGCAGTAAAACTCACAGCGGATTGCTGCGCACCAACCACCTGTTTGCCGGCAATTTTCAGAGCTGCATCGGTCGCAATCGCAGGAGCGTTGATGGCCATGTCTTCGGGTGCGAAAATCTGAACACCGGCGTCACTGATTTTGATGTATCGTTGTGGCGCTGTGACAGGTAGACATGTGCCCACATAGAGTGCGTCGGACGGCGAGAATTTGCGCTCTGATGGCGCTGTGGCTGGTCCAATTTGGCCCATAACACTTGAAACATCTGAGTCAGCAAACACACAAAAACCAACATCACCAACGGCGGGGTCACAAATCACGACATTCGGACCGCCAGAGAGTCGTAAATAAGGCACGTCATAAATCGGCACATTCTCGATAATCGCTCCATCACTGCCCACAGAATTGACCAGGGGTAGGACATCCAAAAAGCCCGTGCCGTCACCGTTAGGCGTGACGCCCACAACTTTGACTAAAGTTGCTGTTCGCATCTTGTTGAGGTGTTGTTTGACAACAAACGACAGCTGGTTAAATCCAGTGTTCTCGGTTGAAACTTTGCGCTTGGAATAAACCGCGTCGCTCATGAGCCGATCCAAGTGGCGCGAACATCTGAAAACCATTTGCCATTGGGATTTTCTGACTCCAACTGATGGTCTAGACCATGGATGCGCCACGTCCCGCATGCGACTTTAACCGCTGATTTGACTGACACGGCGCCCCCTAGTCTCAAAGCTGGGTTATAGAGACATGAGAATCTCAACCCTTCCTTATCAAACACAGGATACTCCCTCAATCCACTGTCTGGGGAAATCAGAGGCACATACCCGGAACGGACCCCGTGTCGAGGTGCCGCGAACATAACTCCGTCATCTGCGCCAAACTCCAAATCGCAGCTGTCTGCTACCTCAGACGCCTGCGCCCACGCACTACCCTCCAGAATGGGGCTGTTGAGTGTGGCATCCACTCCGCCATCCTCGTAACTATAACCCATCTCGCCGGCAAGGGTTTTCAGAATAGTGCTGACCTGCGTCACACCTTTAAAAGACTTTGGTTTGCTGGGTGCAATAGATGGGTAATAACCCTCCATCGCTGTGACCTCAAACGCCAGGTTGGGTGGGGACTGATAGGCAGCGAATGCCGAAACAATGTTGCCCGAGAAAACCACAGCCATGCCATCACTGTCTCCGGCCAGCACTTGCACTATCGACTTGTGCACTACTAGCGCGTTCTTGTCTTTGGATGGCATGGTGGTGAGCTTGTTCATGTCTGCGTCCGATAGGCCGTATACCTTGAGCTTGCATTCATTTTTGCTTGGATGCCCGCCCTTTTTAACATGGCACTCGACACGCAAACCCTGCAACTGGATCGTATTGTTCGATCCATCAAATGTGCCGCTTGCCAACGAAATGTTGACTTGTATACGCTTTTTGGTGAACGAACCGGCCATCAGGCACCTATGTCAAACGAGTCTTTCTGATAGATAGATAGCGTGCAGTTTTGTCCATTGAGGTCGATGTCAAACTGTTGCGATGGGATAGCCTTGAGTGGAATCGTCTCCCAATTTTCAGCATCCGGAGTAAACAATAGTTCGAACCGCCCATCATCCCCGAATCCTGTGTAATCTGGATCTGTCATCCCATATGTGCAATTGAATATCAGTAGGCCGCGAAAAGGTAGATACGGCTGACTACCAATCAACACGTTGGTTAAACATGGCACCCCCACCCATGTGGGAACACCGTTAATAGCCAAATCACAATATATCATCAATCACCATAAACGAGCCGATGAGCGGCTGCGTCAGCATTTTTAAGAGTCCCCTTGAGTAATTCAGTCTTCCTAGGGTTACTTGTTTGCTTCTTGCCCTCAGTCTCTTTAGACTTTGCGGTTGCTTTTTTAGGAGCCGGGATCTTGACATTTGTGAACGTTGGGTTAACTTCTCGAACCTCCAGGAAGCTCGCATCAATTGATAGAAGCTCAAGACCTTTTGTTGAAGTTTGCGAGTAGTTGAAGTTTTCCAACGTCATGTTCGCGTATATGTTTAATGGCGTAACGATATTATACAAGTTCGGTGAAACGGTCTCTTGCTTGAGCTTTGCGATCAGTGGGGATACTTTTGCTGCACCGCTGGCCAGAAGTTTGAGTTTGACTGAGTCGGGTTCCTGGACTTTGTTGTAGGTAGCAAATGTCCCTTTCTCGACAGGGAAATTTGACACCTTGGTCTTCACAGCATACTTGACTTCCGAGATTGAGTCCGCATTGAAGACTAGATTCCCATTTAGATCATAAATACCCCATTCTAAACTTTGCATTAATTGAACCCCCCGGCTATCTGGAACGTTCCCCAGGACAGATCTTTGGCTAGATCGGGCGCATTTGTGGCTTGAGTTTGAATTGTGACGGGTCCGTTGATCGTTGTTGTGGCGGTTTTACTGTTATCTACACTAGTTGGCCCACCCTCGTTTGAAGCGCCTTTCATGAGTGATCTGGTCGCGCCAATCGTACCCATTACTGGACCAGTGACAGGGTTGAAGCGGAGTAGTGGATTACGAAGTAGGTTTCCGAAGACATCGCCCAAGCCTTTCGTCAAATTTTCTTTCATCATGCCTGGAATTTTCTTGATGATTTTTTCAATTGTGTAGTATAGGACCCAAAAACGGTATTCCATCCAGCCGACAGCTATATCAAGCAGGTCCACCACATGTTCCCACAAATTGCCGAGCGCTTTTAGGATTTTATCGTCGTCACCTGTGACGACGCCAACAATGAAATCCCACACGTCCTTGAAGATGGCGCCTACATCCTCAACCATACCCATCAACTGAGTGAAGCCTTGCTGCAAGTAGGCAAAAAGTGGGCTAAACGCGGACTCTCCGCCTTCTCGCCATTCTCGGAATTTTACAATTAGATATGTGAGTATTGTCACTATTGCAGCTATTGCTAGATAGTATGGGATCAGCGGAGCCTGAGCAATCAACCAACCCGAAGCCATTTTGATTCCGGTGGCGAGTGTAGCTCGACCTAGCCACAGGGTGACAGCTCCGATTGCGAGTATGCCCGCTTCGATTGTTTTTCGGTTGTCCTTTAAAAATTTAGCGCCTTTTTCAACTAGCTTTGTGAGCAACTCCAAAGCTGGCATCAAATCAGCAACTACATGCTTCTTGATGTTGCTAAACGATTTGCTTATCGCAATCTGAGACTCGTGGTAGCGATGCATTGCCTCGATGTCTTCTTCATTCAAGGCGTTCTTTTTTGCACTCGATAGCGCCTTCTGTAGCTCGTCACCCCCTTGCACCATAGCCCTGATCAACCCAGGGTCGTCAATGCCAAGCAGGGACGTCATTTTGCGAGCTTTGTAAAACTCCATGCCCTTCAGTTTATCCGAAATTATCTCTAAGACCTGCCCAGTTTCCTTGCCTTTGACCTGAATCTCACTAATCCCGATTTGAGCCAAAGCCATCGTCACCCTTTTAGCGCCGTGCAGCTTGGTGCCAAGCATCGACATCCGCATTCCCAGATGCTCAATAGAGCTGGCAACGCCTTCTGCGGATCCTCCAAATTTAGCGACGACGCTTTGCCATGCTTGAACTTCTTCAACTCCGATGTGGGCTTCTTTGGATAGACGAGAAACAACCACAGCCGCTTCCGTGGTCTTCTCGATGAACCCGACAAATTTGCCCACAGCTAGGCCAAGGCCGGCGAGTCCGACCAATTCCATTAGGACTTTTTTGGACTCGCTGAAAACTTCTTTGACTTTATTACCTTGCTCGGCAAATTCAGCGGTGACGTGTTTGATTTGCCCTTGAAGTTTGCGTTCTTCTTCAGTGACTTTGCTAATTTCGGATTGCAATTTATGGTATGATGTGGCCGCCTCTGGGACACCGTTTTTTACGTCAGCCGCTGTAGCCATTGACTGAGCTTTCAATGAGCTCAGATGCTTTCCCACTTCGTCAACTTTGACCCGCAGCTCGTCAAGCGAGTGCTTGGACTCTTCCTTGCCCCTAGATAACCCAGAGGCGTCGAGTCCAAGTGTCACTAGCAAGCTATCGATAACGGTTGCCATCAGTAATCTTCCTTTGGTGCCGACACTCGCTCATTGTGGGCATCGATCAATAGAATCTCAAGCAGATCATACGCGTCTTCTAGACTATAGGTTGTCTGCAACTCATTCAGTGTCGCGGCCTTATGGCTCACCAGGACACCTATGAGGCGGGAAACATTTTTGTAATCGGCGAGGTCTGCATTGGAATCTCCGAAACCGGAGCCGATTCCGAGCGGCTCTCGGTCAGCGAAAAACCCAAATGCAATTCCAAGAGCTCTTTACGCAGAAACAGCCGCGTTGACACCTCTTCAATGTCATCCTCAATTAACTCGCGAGTGGCGAGAGGCATCTTGATTTTGACGCATTTGAACATCTCATCGAGAAGAGGCTCTGCCAATTCCCATTGAATTCCACCCAGAGCTTGGAGGCCAGCCGTTGCAATTCCAGCCATGCCAGCGTTGGCAGCTTCGTCGGGGATCTCAATGCCCGATTTAGCCAGGGCGAGAAACGCCCTGGCCGCCCACTTCTCGGCTTGCGACGCGGCCATCTCCGTGAGAAGGTAAGTTTTTCCCTGATCCCGGTTTGAGGCTTCGATCGTGACAAGTTTAGTTTTTCTCACCGTTGCTCCTTATTAAGCGGCATTCTGCGACTTAACAACGCTCTCCCACGTAATCTCGTATTGCTGTGGCTGCAACACCTTCTTCGCGTCGGGCATATCACGATAGCTAGTGAGGGCGCCATTTTTGAGGCTGTATTCCGTGCCATTCGACAGCATCACGATGAAGCCCTGGCAGGGGATAGCCGCCAGCGTAAGATCCATGGCAGCCGCCCAGTCGTCGAAAACCTGCTGGCTTGCGCTGTCAGCGGCCACCTTGATCTTCATCTTGCGCGGGTGTCGCACGTAGCCTTGACTCAGCTTTCCGTCAATGCCGAATTGAGTTTCGACTTTTGCGATTGCATCGAGATCGAACATTTCATCGGTTGCGTAACCCTGGATCACCTGTGGCACATCGTAAAGCCCAGGGATTGTGAGTGTGAATACGGCGTCTGTCGAGGTAATTGAACGAGCCATTTAACTCTCCTTACTGAATCGAAATTGAAGCAAGCGTGAGTTTCTGGACAGAGCCGCCGTCGGCATACCACAGTGTGCACACTGGTGAACCACGCAGCGCACGAACTGCTACACCAGGATCGAGGATCTGCAAGTAATAGCCCTTACGTTGGACTTGGCTGTCAATAGGCAGGCCGGCCATTGCATTAATCTCTGCCTTCTGGGCATTGCTCAATATCACACCAGGCACGATCACCCCAGCGTTAAGTGCTGCGTCAATGGAGTCCTGGCAGGCCGCCTTGATGAGCGAATATCCATAGTTAGTATATGGGACAGCATTCATCTGGACAAACAAGCTCGCGATTGCCAACTCAAGCGACCTATTAAGCCAGGCCGCCCCGGCGTAGCTATCGATCCACTTGGAATCTCCGGAGATCTGTCCGTTATAAAAAATGTTGAACGGAGTGGCGGCAGTGGCATACGCGCCGTAGTAGTTGTAACCGTTTGCCAGCAGATTTGCGGCAGAGGTTGCATCACTGACGCTGGCGGCTAAACTACTGGCTGATTTAAACGCCAGTGTGATACGGCCATTTTTACGAGCGTAGTCGGTAGCGGCAATCGATCCGGCAACAAACGCAGCCTCCAGCATGTTGCGCACAAGCGCCACGCCGCTGATGGTATTCGTCACCAGGTATTTCCCAAGGCCAGCAAAGGTGCCAGGATTCTGCGCAGCAGTTGCATCCGCATCAGCACAGATAAAGGCGAACTTACCATCGCATGTTCCGAACCAATCCGACAGATCTTCCATCTCCTGGCTAGTAGCCACAAATGCTGTCAGCACGCTGAAAAAATCAGTGGTCAACGCTGTCACCGCATCCATGGCGCCAGCAACTGTGACCGGTCGAAAGAACAACAGCTTCTTGGGTTTCTGTGTAGCAGTGTCGAATGCGGCAAAATATTGATCGGCGATCTTTGCCTCGTCAGATCCTGCTGTGAAAATGACAGCAACCGATGCGGCGTCATAGAAAACACTCGGAGCCCCGCCGGATGTCAGAACGACGTTTTTAGTCAGCACCAGGGCGTCCATAGCAGCTGGATTCCCACCTGCTGACAGGACGCTTGGCTCAACGTTGATGATTGTATTGATAGGGATTGTGCTCATTGAGACCCTTTCACAGTTTGTCAGCGTCTACCAGATCGATGTGCGCCGTATCCATAAACTCGGCAACCGTTTCCACCACAGCAGTATACTGCAAGTGTAGCCGCACTGTCCATCTTTGCTCGTATTGCTCCTCGCCGTTGACGACCGGTGCATAGATTGCGTCTTCTTCCCACAGGGGGTAAACAGCATACTCGTCCAGGAAGGCTGCCGCCTCTGATGATCTGAATACCCCTGCGATAGTTTGCGCGTAATCGCCAGCGTCGTCTCCGTAGAAATCCAGCTGGATCAAGCATTCTACCGAACGCTCGAACCGTTCTATGGCTAGCTCGGCACGCATTACCTCGGTAGTAATCACCCCGCAGTTTTTGCTCAGCACCCAGTGATTCACGTCAACTCCGGCGGCGCTGATCAACACCCCTGTGGGCACGCCCACTCCAAAGACCGTTTGCCCTTCCACAATCGTTCCAGAAACCGATGACGTTGTGAGCAATGTTCCGGAAATTGAGCCCTGGAAACTTGCGCGGGTGTCCGTGTAATCTTCAATGGTTGTATTTAATCGATTCTCTTTGACACGACGCATCAGGATAAACGGTCCAACCGGCTCAGCGACACGGTTGATATCACCCTGGATCACTGGTGTCGACACATCTAACTCAAGAGTGTCTTCAAGCCATGCCTTTATGGCCACGAAGACTTGACGATCACCAGCTGATACTTTAGCCATCAGCTCACCTGCCGTTGCAGGGCAACTGCTGTCCAATCCGGCCAAGCTTCCAACACTCTAACCACTAACCACTTGGTCCCATCAGCCAGGGTTAAGAGGTCACCACCTCGCCCTTCCATGCGCACCAATCCGCTTATCTCTCCGCAGAGATAAGCTTTTTTAAGAATTCCGCTGATGTTCAACTGCTCCAAATGCTGGATCTCTTTGCTGCTCAAAGGTTGGACTTGAGCCTCGCCATGGTAAACCGCATACTTCGGGATTTGCACGCCAGCTTCGTCAATTGAGTAGCCAACCGAACGTTGCAAAGTGCAACATATCCGGGGGTTGACGGCTGAGATTGCGTTTGCTACGATTGCGTGCAGGTCCATTAATCGATCCTGAAATCTATGGAATTGATCATGTTGTGAGAGTCAATCAATGGCGCCGAGAATCCCTTCCGATCTTTAGTCTCTTGTTTGATATCTGGGTTTGTGAATTCAAGTATTTCTTGTTGTAATTGTTCTTTGATCTTCAACCCAACCATCTGTAGAGCTGCATCTGAATGGTAGTTTTGTGCCTTTAGCGCAGCTGCAATTAACTTGCTCCAGGTTGGCGATCGTCTGTCGATCATATTCCGGAAGAAGGGTCGTGGAGGCATGTGCTTTGTGCCATACTCTAGATTGTATGCCACTTCTGGAGCAGGTTGCTGGTTGCCAATGGAAGCCTCGCCCTTGGCTGTAACCTTTTTACCCTTTCGGCGAGGCCTAGGACCTGGCCAACCGGCTTTAGAGCCCTCAAGAAAGCCGACGTGCACCTGCGTTGCACCGCCGAGCTTATCGATCAGGTCGCTTAGATGACGTTCTAAACCATCGCCTCCACCAAAACTCGCAATATCCATCACGCCCTCGGTACGAAAACAACGGGCTGAGACGGGGGAGGCACATAGAGTGCGGATCGATAAGGCAAAGACGCTTGCCAAAAGGCCGCGCCATATTTAGTCTGGCAAAACCACTGCTGATTACGGCTCAGAGACCCATAGTCGACAGTTGCGGAGACCGAACCTTCTTTGACGTTGGATAGTTTACCCACAAGGGAGCTAGGGGCCTGGCCGTTCACGCCGAAGTTGATAGCCAACAAATGTGCGGTCATCATGTTGAGCAGCGTCAAGCGCACGTTAACATCAGCAATGACTGAGTTGTCAGTGTTGTTGCAATAGAGTGTAGACTCAGAGAAAATGGCCGTCACTATGTCGTCACCCAACGTGGCAAATTCGGGATAACGAGCCCGAAACAACGTGAGGTTGAACACAGCAACAGCCATTTACAACTCCTAATTAACGACTAACTTCCTGCAATCCATCCACTCTGGGTTGGTAGCCTTCAAATCCGGTTTTGAGACGCTCGGTCTCTTTGGCCTTCGAAGTGGCATCTGTTTTGCTATTGCTAGCATAAATTGCGCCGGATTTGAGTGGACGGAAATCGGTCCCAACCTGAGCAACCCATGCCTCCCAAAAAACCCTGTCAACAAGGCTGATCGAGTCGGCATACAAAAATTCCCGAGAATCGGCATTTTTTGCATTGGGTTGTTTGGGAATAGCAGAACCGCGAAGGCACACGCGCTTGTCCCCTACTTGGAGGATCAGGCCGTTGGGCAATTTGCACCCGACGATGACGGTTTCGTTAGCCATTTAACTTAGACCCCAATCATGCTGGCGATCGCACCAGGCTGTTTGATGACGGCACCCCAGGTTCCGGCGGACTTCTTCTGTTCGGTGTAGGAGCTCATCCTGACAATTGCGTGGGCCCGCATCTTTTCAGTAAACGCGCAGAAACCAGTCTGCTGGCCCATCACGTTTTTGGCAATCAACTGCACGAGCTCACCAGCGGCGAGGCTGTATTCAGCTGCAGTCTTGACTTCCATGTTGGGGAACAGATCCTTCAGGTAGGCCTTGACAGAGCTAGTGCCGTAAACATTCTGCATGGGCACGCTGAGATAGGGTAGGATCTTGGGAGACAGTGCCAGCACCATCTCAGCATCCGGCTCGATCATGTCGGGCATCTGGATCTGCAGCTGCTGATACAGCCGATTGATATCGGCCACAATCTCAACGCCGGTTGCGCCGGACCAAGCCTTGGTAGGTGCCAAACTGGGGCTGAGGCTGGGATCATTAAGCAGGCCGTAGTTTTCCAGACCATCCACGCCAAAGAAATAGCTCTTGTTCAAGGCCTTGGCGAACAGGTGAGCACAGGCAATGTTCTTTTCAGCAGCCAGGTCGATCTTGCCTTTGCCGGCATTCTCCAATTCGAGATCACCCCATCGAGTCTGGGCTTCAAAATGATAGCTCTGCCTGGACACCCAATTGATATTGGCATTAGCCATACCATTAGTGCTGAAATCGCCGTAACTGGAAACCTCACCGACACTCTCAACCACGGGGAACAGATCAACCTTAGTCGTCCAATCGCCCTTCTTGGCTTCACCCAGAATCTCGGCAGCCTTGGGGGGAGTGGTGAGAATCCGAGTCACCTCGGGATCAATCATTGTCACTAGAAACGCGGGAATACCCTGGTTCATCTGGGTGACAAGGGGAGACTGGAGCGCATTTGTGGGAGCGCCGTCCATGCCAAACCGGGGCAGGTAGTCCGTTGCACCGGGAAAAACAATCCCGTAGTGCTCTGCGAGCAGCGGGATATGGGGGTTAATCTTTGCCATGTTTCAAGCTCCTTTAGTTTTTCACACCAATTTTGATGACATCACCCACATTGCCGGCAGACTTGATCACAAACGGAGTTTCAACCCAGCTGCTGAACTTGATCGACGCGCCGGAGATAGTATCGCTCGCATTGGCGCTCAGCGTGATCACGCTGCCATTGCCTCCGCCGCCACTCACAATGCCGGCAATGTAAGTGCCCGCGGGAACATTCGTGCCAGACACCAACATGCCAGCTACAACGGAGGAACCGGCGGTCAAGGTGGTAACGGTCATCGTGGGGCTAGCACTGGAGCAAGAGCACGTGGCCACCGCACCACCAACCGCCGCGGGAACAGCACAAGCAATCGCGACAGCGGTTCCAGCAACCTGAGCAGCGCGACTGAGGTTATAAGTTCCGGTGGACCCAGATCCATTACCGAGACTCTCGATAAATGTCCCAGGCGCGATGCCGGCACCACTGACCAGCTGACCAACAGCCAGCACGCCGCTAGTCACAGCCGTGACGTTCATGCTATAAGAACCAGCCACCAAAGTGGCCGCAGCAATAACTGCGGAACCGAAAGAGGTTGTCGGGAAAGCTCCGGAAGCTGCAGCGAGCACGTCGCCAGTGAAGAGATTGGCGAAGGCTTTCTGACCAATCGCCGCTTCACCAAAGCTCTGTGCCCAGAAATCGCCACGATCGAACAGCGTCACGGGGATACCGCTAGGCACCACCATGGAATCTGAACCGAGGAAATCGGTGATCAAGGCCTGCATGTCGGCGCCAACGAAACCGTCAGGTACCACGCCGCCTTCGCCAAAACTGTTAGCAACACCCGGGCCACCGGCAATCGCATATGTAATCCATGCGAATTTACCAACTACGCAGCCAAGGAAACCTGCCACCAGACCACCGGGCCCGGCAACAATCGCACTGAAGGGGTTTGTGCTGGCAAACTGCCCCGGCACGCCAGGTGCCAGGTAAATATTTGCCTGTTTCTGGAAACCTGCCATGTCTTTATCTCCTTAAAGTTTGGAAGGAATGTGCTTGTAACGGGCAGCAAAGGAGTCCACGCTCGCAGCGTCTGCTGTGATTTGAGCAGGGGCACTGGCTTTCTGCGTTTCGATGAGCTTGACCATGGCGCGGAACGCGCTAGGATCAACGCCGGTCACATCCACGCCAGCTGCATCAAGTGCGAGTTTGTAAATGGAGGCGGCGGAGTCCATGGCAAGTGCGTCGATTTTGCCCACAAGGGGGGCAACTTCTTCAGCAGCCTTGAAAAGTGCAGCGATTTCAGACTTGCTGGCCTGGATGGCGGCATCCATTGCCTGCTTGTTATCGAGGGGTTCGGGCATTGCTTTCTTCTCCTTTTTTGAGAGTTCGTCTTCGTCCATAGCGGAACTTTCGGAACTATCGATGTCTTCATCTTTAGCTTTGTCCATCGCCTTGTCGGCTTTAGCTGGAACCAATTTCATTAGCTCGGCAATCTTTTCCTTGGGAACCTCCAGATCCATCAAGGCCTTTTCCAGAGGCCCACAATCGTAAGCGTCCATGTCCTCTTCTTCGAGTTCTTCGCCTTCTTCGCCTTCCTCTTCGAGTTCCTCAAGGAGCTCTTCGAGATCGTCGAGTTTGGAGTCTTTGGCGAGACGGGGAGTAAAGACAGACTTGATTGTTGAAGCTAAAACGTCTCGTAGGCCGTGGTAATTTTCACTGGTGACACCTTCGATCAGGGTCGCCATCTCCCCCGATTCGAGCGCGGAGTCGGCTGCTAGCTTGCCGCCAAGATATCCCAGCAATCCGCTTTTCAGCGCGATCTGCTGGACGTTTAGTTTTTTCATGCAATCCTCCACACGTAAATTTACGATGTACCCAATCAAGACGCTACTTTTCAAGGGCAGTTATAACACTGTGGGCATAAGCTATTCGGCATATTCGCCAATCTTGAATCTCTTCTTCGCCGATTCAATTCGTTTAGTGATCGCCACTTGGTCAGCTTTGGAATACATAGCTTTGTTCTTCGGCATGCCCCAATAGCTAGAAGCCGCCCGAACATGCGCTTCTGTGTCAAGTGGGTATTTCTTATTCTTTGGATCGGCAAATTCGACATTGCCGTATTTCTCCTTGCCTGCTTCTGGATTCACCTCCTCTCTTTTGGCGATGTCAGCCGCACCTTTCCCGCCTCGTTTGACGAGCTCAATTTCGTTGTGCTCCCAATTGTATTTGCCACTCATAACTTCTCCACTTTGATGACGGTCACTGGATCGTTCAATTTCGTTCTTTGCTTTTCCACACCAGTAATCCTGAATGACGAGTCTCTAGGAAGTAACACTTCTCTTTCCCCAGGGTCGCTGGGCTTAGCCCCTGGCCGCTCATAGTCATATCCTTTCGATCCCTTGGGTATTGAGATCTCTATGATATACTTTGTCGAAAACCCCTCAGCTACCTCGCGGCTCTTGCTCGTTGACACGTAACCTTTATCGCCGAAAACATCACCGATTCTGGGTCCGTCTTGTCCAAACGTCGTTTCAACCACACGTTCCGGAATCCCACGATATGTCGTCATAGCCTCAGGCAAAGATGTCCTGTTCAACACACTGTCCATTTTTTTGACCAATGGGTCCGATGTGCGGTCGTTGCGCAACTCGTGATTAATTCGAATGCTCTTGACCCCACTATATGGATGCATGTCTTTGTGGTCAGTGACACGTAACACATTGCTTCCGCTAGCAGCATGGGCGTCTCTCATCCTAGCGACAGCCGCTTTGTTACCAATGGAGACAGAGCTGACATCTGCGCCCGATCCGCCCTCTCCGCCAGTAAATCGTCCGCGCTCATCGTGATAGGGGTTGTAATCCAACGCAATTTTCAACGCCTTATAGATTTTGAGCTTAGCTCCAATGAGCGCCGCATCTTCCACTAGCACGTCATGCCCAGCGCGGCCTTCCTGGACGAGGGCGACATGGTTCCCGATAATGTTGCGCATTCGTCCATCATATGACCTACCCTCAAACTCCCCAGGCGTCGGATCATAATCATACCTGTAGGCGCAAGATAGTTCACGTTGGTAATCGTTGATCACACCATCTATGGCGCTCGCCGTATAAATTGCCAAGCTGTTTTTCAGATACGGTGCGTCAAACACAGCCTCCGAGCCAGTGCTACCCACGATGTGACGCTGCACGTCAGGGTTCTCAAGGTCAAATGCTGAAATCCCAATGTGCTTGTTCAAAAGAGGGAGGTTATTAAACGTTGTAGCTGCTTTTTCCAACTCGTCGGCAGGACGAAGCACTTGATAAACTTTATCAGGATCAAGTCCGAAACTCTCGTAATTCGGGATCTCTCGCCCATAATAAGGATTGACTGTTGCTTTTGAGATATTGCTGATAGCGACGTGCAGGAACCCCTGCGCGTCCACAGTTCTAGCACTGTCCTGCGCCAAGGAGTCGAGATAACGACCGAGTTGATTGACCATCTCACTCACTCCTCATCATCGTAACCAGGTATTATTGACCTACTCAAACAACCACAGTTGATTGCTTCACCAGGCAGGACTGGACCAAAACCATCATCAAAATCCACACCTTCTTCGACGTCGTAAACCTCGCCGTTGAACTCAGCGTGTGACTCACGAGGATTCAAACTGGCCGCCGTGTGTATCCAAACAGCCTGCGTGATGCCAAGGTCCCGTTGCCTAGTTTGGTTGATCTGAGCCGTGATTTTGTTGTTTTGGTCAGTTGCGATGGTCCTAGCTCGGCGAGCCGTTATGTCGAATCGCTCACGTAGATCTCGCGCAAGGGCTTCAGTATCGCGTCCTTTTTCGACAGCCTCTCGCACGCGAGATCGAACTGAATCGAGGTATTCTGTGGGGACGCTCGTGATCAAATCAACGTTGTCTCGGACACCGCGATCGATTGTTTCTTGCAATCTATCTGTGATTTGGAATTTGATTGCATTTAGTTTCGGCAAAGCATCCATACCCAATGCAGAAATTTCCTTTTTCGGGATTGGCCTGGAGGGGATCTTTGCAGATTTGAGCTCGGCATTAAACGCTTGGTCGTAGTGGCGCAGTGAGCGAACAACGAGACCTCTCGCGAGCGCATCCGCTTTGGCATTGAAGAATTTGCCCCACGTTTTGTTCAGCCCATTGATCAAATGATCCAGTTTTGATTTGGACGGGTTCTTGCTGTATTCCGCCAGGATAGCCTGTTCAACATCCTTCCGCATTTCAACAATTAGCTTCTTTAAATAACTATCATACCAGGAGCTAACAGCAGCGCTTGGCCGGATTGAGCCAAGCGTCACCCTCCCTTGTGGGGATCTGAGTTTCATTCAATCCCCTCGGATGTGACTAGATTGTTCCAACCTGAATCAGGGTCATTTGCCAGCCGATGCCGAACCTCTTCAGGGCTCACCGCGCCGAGCTGCACATGCAATTGATCGCTCTCGGCATTGGACTTACGTATAAGGCTCAGCTCCTTTTCGGTCATCGCATACAGCGAAACGAAATCAAACACGACATCGTCGTCAATCTCTCCAAACTCAGAAAGTTGAATAAT